TAAAATTGCCTCCGTACATCAAAATGTTTTGGTATTTGTTAAGGGAAATCCTGATTTAGCAACCGAAGATATTGAATGGGATGGTACATATCAATGTAAAGTGGATGGAATGCAGTTCAAATCATTTAGAGAAGCCGCAATTTCACTAAATCCCAACGAATTAGTGGCAAGTGAGGTAGAAAGACGATGTAAATCACCAAAAACCAAATATAAGGGGTGGCAGATTGTAGGAGAGGAAACTCACCCGGTCTTAAAGTACTCAATAGATGGGGTTTATTTTGAATCTCCTGTACAAGCGGCACTTTACCTACCATATAGTGAAACTGAAATCCGTAATCGCTTAGAATCAAAAGCTGAGTACTATTCGCATTGGAAAAAGTTGGAAAAACCCATAATTGACTGGACATACGAAGAACACGAAGAAACATTAAAGGATTGTAGTGTAAGAGATAAGGTACACACTATCAGTTGTGATGATTTGATGTTCTATTCAATGAAAGAAGCGGCCGAATACTTCAATTGTTCGGATGAGAGGATACGTCAAAAGTTACAATCCTCCAAGCACCCAAATTATTTTTATCTTTTTACTAAAAAATAATATTTATTCCATATAACCAAACGAATAATATTATGCCTGCACAAAGTAAAGCACAACAACGATTTATGGGTATGGTTCACGCCACTCAAAAGGGTGAATTAGAAAATCCATCAAAGGAAGTTGAAAAAGCTGCCGATTCTATGAGTGATGCAGACGCAAAAGATTACGCATCAACTAAACACAAAGGTTTACCCAACCACGTGAAAAAAGAAAATATGGAAAAACAACTAAAAGAGATTATCCGTCAAACATATAGAGAAAGTTTGAGAGAATCGGTAAATGAAGTAAAATACCCAACTGACCTTAAAGTAGGTTCGGTAATTTTAGGACAAGGATTTACAATGTTAAAAGGAATCGAAGGTGGTAAATACTACAAAGTAGTTGCTATTGATGATTATTCGGCAACATTAGTCCCATCCGATAAAAGTGGTAATGTAAAAGGTTCATCAAAAGTTAGACATAAATTAGATTCAATCGAAGGTGGTATCAAAACTGCAAAGAGAGATGATGAAAACGGAATTGTGGTAATCAAAGAATCGGTAAACGAAGCAATATCACATGAGGCGATGGGAATTGCTTCAATCACTAACACAAGAAAAGAAGCAGTTCAAAAGTTTATTGATGATAATAATTTAGATGCACAAACAATATTAAAAGATGTTACCAAAGGTAAATTGCCGGAAAGAGTTCGTTTCATTCAGGCATTAGTTGGAACACCGGGTAATTCTTCTTTCAAATGGTATGTAAAGAATTACGCAAGCGAATCGGTAATCAAAGAAGGTGTTTACAAATCAATTTTATCAAATAACAAAGGAAAGTTATTCTTTAGTTTAGTTGATGATGAAACTGATAAGGTAACGGATGTTGATGCAAAGGCTTGGTTAAAATCAACTATTAAAGATAAATCATCTGATAACTCAAAAGAATTGGTATTATCTGCATTAGTAAGACAAATCAATCAATTTAATAAAAAAGTTGATTTTAATATGTGGGTTAATGCTAACAAACCAACTTGGGAAGAAAAGGTTAAATATTTGTTTGATAAGGGATTAGCAAACAATGTAAATAAGACTGGTATTAAAGTTCACTAATACCATTTTTAAAAATATAGAAAAAACTAAAGAAAATTAAACATAATTTTATGTTTAATTTTTTTTTATATACTTATTGATAACAATAACCTATTCCATATAGGTTTAAGACAAGTTGGTTAATGAATACCCATTATTATGAGGTGACCGAACAACCGAACTACCTACATTGAAGTCCCAAATCTAATGACTTCAGAATAAGCAAAAACAAAGTAAAAAGAATGGCAAGTTCAAAATTATTAAAAGAAGCTATCGCTGACGCTAAAGCTGTAAGAGAGACTGCTATTGCCAACGCTAAAATCGCTTTAGAAGAAGCATTTACTCCTCGTTTACAATCTATTCTTTCTAGAAAATTACAAGCCGAAATGGAAGGTGATGAAGAAGAAGCAGATATGAACGAAGATAATGATGTATCTAGTGAAATTGGTAAAGGTGATAACGCAGAGCCTGCTGCAAAAGCAAACGATGCTGACACTGACTTAAGTGGAATTGCTAACCAATCAGCAGAAGCTGGTGATGAGTTAGAAGGACACGAAGAAGTAGATGATTTAATGGAAGGCGAAGACGAAGAAGCACCTGCATTTGAAGGTGAAGAAGAGGCTGAGTACGCAGCAGAAGGTGAAGAAATGGCACCAGAAGCTGATGAAGATGAATTAGATTTAGAATCTATCATTAGAGAATTAGAAGATGAAATCGGAGTAGATGAATCTGAAGAATTAGGATATGAAGACCCAACAGGTGTTGAGCAAGCATATGAAGGTGAGGACGAAGGTTCTGCTGAAGATGCGGCTGAAGACGCTGGCGAATACGCAACTGAAGGTGAAGATGCTCCTGCGGAAGAAGATACTATTGATTTAGATGAAATCTTACGCGAAATGGGATACGGAGATGATGAGGAAGAAGTTAGTGAAGGAGAAGATGCTGGAAACGAAGAAGAATTGGCAGCAGTTCAAGCAGAGTTGAAAGAAGCATTGAGAACTATTCAATCATTAAGAAAAACTATCAACGAAGTAAACTTATTAAACGCTAAATTATTATACACAAACAAATTGTTCAGAGGATATAACTTAACTAATGAGCAAAAAGTTAAAGTTGTTGAGAATTTAGACAGAACTTCTAATGTAAGAGAAGTTAAATTGGTTTACGCAACATTATCTGAATCAATGAAATTCACTGGTACTGAAAGAAAAGTAGCAGCTAAGAAAAGCATAACTGAAGGGTTAGCATCTAAGCCATCTGCATCTACTGCACCAAAGAAACAAATTATTTCAGAAAACACTAATGAATTAGCTAAAAGATTCCAAGAGTTAGCTGGTATCACTAGAAAATAACAAACTAAACAAAAAAAATATAAACAATGGCAAATTTTGATTTATCCAAATTAATGGAAGGCAAAAACCCACAAGCAGTAATGTTGGCTGAAACACGTCAATTGAAAAACAAGTGGCAAAAAACAGGCCTTTTAGAAGGAATGAAAGAAAGAGACCAACACTCAATGGCAGTGTTGTTAGAGAACCAAGCAAAGCAATTATTAGATGAGGCAACTCAAACTGGTACTTCTTCTGGTTCTGAAGAGTGGAGTGGTGTAGCTTTACCTTTGGTACGTCGTATCTTTGGTGAGATTGCATCTAAAGAATTCGTTAGTGTACAACCTATGAACTTACCTTCAGGTCTTGTATTCTTCTTAGATTTCAAATATGGTTCTTCTCAAGGAAGTAACGGACAATACGCTGGTCAATCACTTTTCGGTGGTACTAACGTAACTGGTTCTGCTTCTAACTTTGGTAGAACTAACGCAGCTACTGGCGGTCTTTATGGTGAAGGACGTTATGGCTATTCAGTAAATGACCAAAAAGCAACTTCAGTAACTGTTACTGCAGCTTCTGCTTCTTGGGCTGATTTAGGATTCGATGCAGCATTATCTGCTTCTGCAGCTGCTGGTCGTATCATTAAATTAACTGCAGCTAAATCTGCAATTTCTGCAACTGCTGATACTGAAGCAGTTCGTTCATTCCAAGTTGATGGTGCAACTGGACAATACTCTAACTTAGGTCAGTTCAACTACCTATCTGGTGCTAACGTAACTTTATTTATCTCTGCATCTAATGGTGTAACTAGAACTGCTGCTGACATCGTTTACTCTGATGTACCAGTTGCTTACGATAGAGGTGATTTCGAAGATTCAACTCCAAACTCTGCTGGTAACACAACTACTGCTTTGGATATTCCAGAAATCGACTTAGAATTGAAATCAGAGGCAATCGTTGCCAAGACTCGTAAGTTGAAAGCAGTTTGGACTCCTGAATTAGCGCAAGACTTAAATGCGTATCACTCAATCGATGCTGAAGCTGAATTAACTTCTATGTTATCTGATTATATCTCATTAGAGATTGACTTAGAAATCTTAGATATGTTAAAGTCTAACGCATTGACTACTGAATACTGGTCTGCAACAATCGGTGAAGAATACTTAAACAATGGCCAAACAGGTGTTGGTGCATGGTCTACTGGTAACTCTTCATTAGCTTACCAAAAGAACACTTGGTTCCAGACTTTAGGAACTAAAATCAACAAAGTATCTAACAAGATTCACCAATTAACATTACGTGGTGGTGCTAACTTCATTGTAGCTTCTCCAGACGTATGTACAATTTTAGAATCTATTCCTGGATTCGTTGTTTCTGCTGACAAAGATGCTTCATCTTTCGCAGCTGGTGTAACTCAAGTTGGTTCAATGGCTAATCGCTACACAGTTTACAAAAACCCTTATATGACTTCTAACGAAATCTTATTAGGATTTAGAGGTAACAACTTCTTAGAGACTGGTGCGGTTTATGCTCCATATGTACCTTTAATCATGACACCATTAGTGTATGACCCTCAAAATTTCACACCAAGACGTGGCGTTATGACGAGATACGCAAAGAAAATGGTGAGACCGGAATACTACGGGAAAATTTATGTTAAGGATTTACAAAATATCTAATTAACATAATTTAGTGTAAATAAAATTGGGAGGTGAGAAATCATCTCCCTTTTTTATTGTTTTCAATATTTTTTCGTATATTTATACCTATACACACTAATAAATTAAAATGGGGCAACAAAAAGGAAATCCAATACCATCATATCAAAATCAAGCGTATGAAGTATTATGGCCAAACACCAATGCCAGAGAGCATAGAGATATGGGTACAAAGCCCGTTATGATTGATGACCAAACAACATTAGACGCAGTAATTGATTCTGGTTCATTAAAATATACAAAAGGATATGTAAAAGATTCCGATTTAACAGGTGGTACTCTTAATGCATCATTCAATACACTTACGGCAAATGAATATTATGTAACTATATATTCATCATCAATACTTTTCTCATCTGGTTCAACAATATTAGGTGATTCATTGGATGATAGACATATATTTACTGGTTCTGTTAATGTAACTGGTTCTACATCATTTTTAGGAGTACATACTTTAAGTGGTAGTAATACTATTGTTGGTAATACTTTAATGATAGGAACTAATACTATTATTGGTAATACACAAATGAGTGGTAGTATTGATGTGAGTGGTAGTTCTAATTTTCATAATTCAATATTCATCGTAACTGGTTCTCAATTTTATACAGGTTCTTCGGATTTCAAAGGTAATCAAACTATAACCGGTTCATTAAATGTAACTGGTAATATAAATGTGGCAAGTGGAAGTGGTTTTTATTACTATGGAAATAAATTATTTAATAGAGGGCAGTTTTATCATACAGCAACTCTATCGGGTTCGGCAAATACGGCATACCCATTACAATACAATACAACGGATACATCAGTAACAAACGGAACGATTTATGTGGGTAACAATAGTAGAATATATGTAAAACATACGGGAGTTTACAACGTTCAATTTTCGGCACAACTACATACAACTGTAAATGAAGCATGTGATTTTTCAATTTGGTTTGCTATGACAGGTTCTAATGTGGATAATTCAAATACTGATTTTACTGTTGAAAAAATAAGTGGTGGTGGATATATGGTAGCTGCATTAAATTATCTAATTCCAATAGATAGTGGTAGTTATATTCAATTGTATTATTCTAAAACTACCGCAAATGGACAAATTCAGGCAAAGGGAACTCAATCAACTCCAACAAGACCTGCAACACCATCGGTAATATTAACGGTAACACAAATAAGTTAAGATATAATCAGCCTTCACAACTGATTTGGGAGAATGGAAACGTTCTCCCTTTTTATTTTACCCCTTTCCAATTTTTTTATATTTATATGTAACATCAATTACGAACACATATAAATGGCACAAGAATTAATATATCCCGGTTCATCATCATTTGATTCTGGAAGTCAAACTCCCTTTGGAATTTATGATAGTGATACACAATTTCAAATGGATGCACCTAAAGTTGCTTTATGGTGTGCTAGAAGATTAGGTTATCCAATCCAAAATGTGGAATTGGTAGATGAAAACTTCTACGCATGTTTTGAAGAGGCAACATCTGAATATGGGGCACAAGTTAATCAATTTAATATCCGAAACAATCTGGAGACCTTAAAGGGTAAGGCAGCTGGAACTAACTATTCTCAAAAATTAGTAAATGGTACTAATTTAGGTCAATTAGTTGCAATTTCAAGTGCTTATGGTACATTAGTTGGTGCAGGTGGTAATACTGAATACAAAAAAGTAAAAATAATGCTTACTGCTAGTAAGCAAGAATATGATTTGAAAGAAATAATATCAAATCAGTTAGAAAATGGTGAAGCAATTGATGTAGCAAAGGTATATTTTGAACCAACACCGGCAATTAATAGATTTTTTGACCCATATTCTGTTTCTGGACAAGGTACATTGAACTTAATTGATGAATTTGGATTTGGTTCGTTCTCTCCGGCTGCACAATTCGTATTAATGCCAATATTTGAAGATTTACTTCGTATCCAACAAATTGAATTTAATGACCAGATAAGAAAATCTGCACATACATTCAATATTGTAGATAATAAACTGACAATTTTCCCAATTCCGGCTGCATCAACACTAAAAGAGTTGTGGTTGGATTATTATGTAAGAAAAGATTTCATAGAAAATTCAGTTGGAGTTCAATCCGATGTTGTTGCCGATTATTCAAATGTTGGATATGATTTTTTACCATATTCTAACATAAATGATGTGGGAAAACAATGGATTAGAAAATACACTCTTGCATTGGTTAAAGAATTATTGGGAGCAATTAGAGAAAAGTATTCTACAATACCAATTCCCGGTAGTGAGGTATCATTGGATGGTGCTGCATTAAGAGCAGAAGCCCAAACGGAAAAAGAAGCCTTAATGACTCAATTAAGAGAAAATTTGGAAGAGTTGAGCAGAAAAGTTCAATTTGAAAATAGAAATAATGAGGCAAATCAGCATCAAGAGATGTTAAGAAAGGTCCCGTTAGCAATTTATATAGGATAAAATATGGCTCGCTTTACACTTCAACGTGATATAAATTTTTTCGAGGGAATATCAAGAGAATTGGTAGATGCAGTTGTAACAACGGCTGTTGTACTATATAAACTTGTCATAGAAAGTTCAAAAACAAATCTTTATGGAGAATCACTTTCGAAAACGTATTATCAGGGCGTTGAATGTAATGCTATGATTGAAAGACAGGATACAACTGCAACTTATGAAGGATTTGGTTCAGATATAACTCAAACAGTTGATTTCCGTTTTAATCGTTTTACATTAAAAGATAAAGACATTTACCCAGAAATTGGTGATTTTATTTTTCACAATAATGCCTACTTTGAAATTGATAATGTAAGAGAAGACCAATTAATAGGTGGTAGAACTGGTGAGCAGGAACACTTCTCAATTATTTGTTCTGCATTTATGAGTAGAAGAACTACAATTCAAACTGAAGATAGAGTAGTATAATGAATATAAGAGAAACAAATAGAGGTAAACAAATTCCAATAGAAAAAGAAGCTCAAAGAAGTGTAAACTTAATTGATATCGATACCACTATTGCCGAATATATGACTAATACTATCATACCTGAATTAGAAGAGCAGGGAAATAGTCTTAAAGTTCCACTTATATACGGAAATTCGGAAAGATGGAATAACGCAAGAAAGGATGGGTATTTAAGAGACCAGAGAGGTAGAATACAAATACCAATCATAATGTTTAAGAGAAACTCAATCGAAAGAGATGCTACAATGCAACACTTTAGAGAGCAGTTATCAATGCCATCTATTCAAAAGTATTCTCAAAAAAATAGATACGAAAGATTTAGTTTACAAAATGGTGCAAAGCCGGTATATCAACAATATGATGTGGCAGTACCTGCTTATGTGACAGTAACATATGAAGTAATGATTTGGACATCATTTACGGAACATATGAATAAAATTGTTGAAGCATTTCAATATGCAACTGATAGATATTGGGGAAGTGAAAGTGGGTTTAAGTTTAGAACTCGTATTGAATCATTTGAAAATCAGCAGGAAGTTGGTGATGGTACTGAAAGAATTATCCGCACTACATTTACTATGGCTGTTAATGCGTACTTATTGCCTGAACAATATGGTAATAAAGCAACAACTAAAAAATCATTTACTGCTAAAAAAGTAGTATTTGGAATTGAAACCGATTTAACTGGTGGTATATTAGGAAATCAACCATCACTATATAACGAATACGCGCAAGTAATTGATTTCGTAGCAGTTAGAGGTTCTCAAATGGCAGAGTTTGTAAATGGAAATACTGCCAAATTAACCAATGTTAAAAAACCAATATTACCATCCGAATTAGTTGGTGTATTTGATATTGTAAACTGGTTTAGAATTTATATAAATGGTGAATTTATTTCCCCATCACTTTACACATATTCTTACAATGGTACTTTGAATGAAATTATATTTACATTTGAAAATTTACCATACCAATTAGATACGGAAGATGAAATTTCAATAACTGGTAAATTTCAAGAGATATGAACATAAGACAACTTAAAAATATAATGAAAGAGGTAAATGCACCAAACGAAATAGAAATGTTTCCGTTTGATTTAATGCATCCTTATTATTGGATTTTTGAAGCAAAGAATGTTAGACTTAAAACACTATATTCAAAATTAGAAGAATATAGAAAACCATCGGCTAGATTTGATGTTTATATAAATGGTTTATTGCAAAGAGATGTTGATTATGTGTTTGAAATGATAGATAATAATTTTTATATAAAGTTCAAAAGAGCAAACTTTCCACCATTAGATAGATTTGGTAACGAATATCAAATCGAAGAAAGTGATGAAGTAAAAATAAACGGAGATGTTGAGTATATATCATGAGTAGACCATTACCAAATATTAACATAGCTTCCACTCTAAAGAAAAGAGATAGGATGGGATTCAAAGATTTTGTATTACAAGTTAATACTGATACTTTCATATATCAATACACTCCAAACTCAATTCAATTGACAGATGGGGTTTATTTTACTTTATATTTAAGAAATAAAAGATTTATTTTTGATATTTTGGAGGTAGATAATGTAAAAGATTATGTTGATGTCTATTTATATGGAGTTAAACAGCCACAGGACAGATACGATGCAATAGTAACTGATAATGATATAATAATTACATTTACGGCAGATATAACTAGATTACCTGCCGAAGTAAAGGCAACCGATTTTGAAATTAAAGGAAAAATAGCAGACATAGAATAATGGCAAGATTAATACCGCGTAAACAAATTGAAGAACAACAGGATATATCCGGCTCATTGCGAATTGGTGGAGATTTAATTGTTACCGGAAGTTCCTTATTGAGTGGTTCTTTACAGGTAGATAATGATTTCTTTTTAGGTAATGAATTAACTGATAGAGGTGAAATTACAGGTTCCGTTTTTCTTACTGGTTCTTTAACATTTGATGGTGAATTAAATCTTACAAGATTAACTCAATTATCTGCAACTGCATCAAATGCATTGTTAGCAAGCGATACGGTATTATATGATGGTATTCGTTCAAAAGATTTTGGTGCTAACGTCCCAACCCTTTATGTATCTTCTACCGATGGTGATGATAATAACGATGGACGTTCAATTCAATACCCTTTAAGAACAGTAAAAAGAGCAGCTCAATTAGCAACACCGGGATATGATGGTAGATATGGGTTAGACCCTAAATCAAGTTATAGTGGTTATGTAATTAGAGTGCAAGCAGGTACATACTATGAAGATAATCCTGTAATACTTCCAAAAAACTCTACAATTTGGGGGTCTGGTCTGCGTATTACAAAAATTAATGCAAAGAACAAAGGGGAGGATTTATTTTGGGTAAATAGTGGTTGTTATATCGCTGAAATTACAATGGGTGGATTGAGATTATATCCAGACCAAATAAATCCTGAAAAAGGTTTTGGTGTAGCTTTTCAACCAGGAGCGTTTATTACAACCTCGCCATATGTTCAGAACTGCTCACAAATTTCAAACCAAGAGAACTCATTTACTGAACTCTACGAAGAGATTCCACCGGGGGGTGGTGGATTGTATGTAAACGGAGATGCGGTTCATCCTGATTCACCATTGGCATCTATGGTATTGGATGCTTATACACAAATTTCTCCTAATGGTGTGGGATGTTTGGTAAATGGTAGAGGATTCATTCAGTTGGTATCTTTCTTTAATAACTTCTCATACTATGCAATTAGAGTAAACAATGGTGGACATGCTACACTAAACAACTCAAATATTTCGTTTGGTTTATATGGTATGTATGCATCTGGTTCTCGCTTTATTAGTAGTAGTCAGGGTGGTAATATTGATGCACGTGATAAAGTAAGAGCAAGTTGGAGTTGTGTTGTAGATGTTCTTAATAAAGGATTAGAGGATGGATTACCTACAATTACAACTCTAAATACTGCCGAAGGAATTAAAGTAACTAGTGAATTACAACGATACTTATCAGGTAGTGAATCTGCCTTAACACCAACTACCGAAACAACTGCGCAAGTAGTTGCAGATTTTAATTTAGTTAGTGCAATTGTTGAAAACGGAATTGGTAATTTTCCAACTCTTTTAGCTAAAAGTTCAAACAAAGGATATGGGTTTGATTCGCCATATAATATTTTAGGTGCAACTCAAATTACATCATCAATTGATTCGGCATCATTAAGTGATTTAACACATATCAGTCAATCATTTGGAACTATATTAAGTATATTCTCAAATGGTACTGGTTCATATGTTTTCAAATCAAATACTGAAGATGCAATAAAAGTAACTGATATTACAATAGAACCATCTGCATATCCTGCTGGTGATATTACAACTGGTAGTGTAAGTGCATCATTTGATAATATAATTAATATTGTAACAAATGGATTAAGTGTAGCACCTACAATTGTATCAAATAATAGTGCAAGTATAAAAGTAACCGATACACCACAATTTACAACCGGTATTTCATCATCGTTATCTACTGTAAGCGCAATAAGTGCCAGTTTTAGTATTGTATATAATATATTAGCAAATGGTACTGGTAGTGCGTTTGAAGATATTCCTACTAATCATAAAAGAGCATATACTATAACAAATAATGGTAGTTCATCTTATTCATTTGATGGAGTTAGTGGTAATCCTACAATTACTTTGTTTAGAGGTGAAGAGTATAAGTTCTATGTTTCCGCATCCGAAGCAGCTGGTCCAAACAACTATCCATTCTTCATTAGAAAATCACCAATTAGCGGAATAACTGATTCATATGATTATGATTTTGGTGTAGTGAATAATGGAGATAGTGTTGGTAATATAACATTTGAAGTTCCATACGATGCACCAAATAAATTATATTATGTAGCTCAAAATAGTGAGGATATGATTGGTGAGTTTCATATTGTAAACTCAAACGATACTCCTAGAGAATTAATTGCTAGTACAATTACATATCCGGACACTTTTTATAGTTCATCAAATCCAAGTCAAAATGTGGATGTGATAAACGCATATGACCAATTGGTAAATAATAAAGAATTTATTCAGGAGGAAACCATTGCATTCTTATCATCATCGTGGAGTGCGTTTTCATATAATCAAACAACTTGTAAAAGAGATATTGGATACATCATAGATGGTGTAGCAAAAGACTTGTTATATGGTGGTAATGAAGAATCTATTAGAAGTGGTTTGTACTATTACTTATACCCATCAAACGCAATTACAACTGAATTAACACCAACTTTAACTGCTGTAAAATATGCAGCTGGAATGGCTGAAAAAGTTGTAAAAAATGTAACCTTTAATTATCCATCAACTGAAATAGATGCAGTTTGGCAATCTATAATTGATAATAGAAGTTTTGTACAAAATGAAACTATTGCATTTATTTCTTCTTCTTGGAGTGGTGGTGATGGTTTCTATTATGATGAGGTTAAATGTAAAAGAGATATTGGACATATTTTAGATGCAGTTTCAACTGATTTGAAATATGGTGGAAATGAAAGAAGTACAATTGCTGGTCAATTTTATTACCTATACCCATCGGCAGCTGTTGTTGGTGGTGTTCCATCATCTACAAATCAGTTAGAACAAACTTTAACTGGTATTCGATATGCAAAAGGTGTTGTTGGTAATTTAATCACAAACACAACATTTGTAACTGCTTCTTCATCCACACAAGCAGCTTATGATTTATTGAGAGCAAACAAAGAATTAATTCAAAATGAAACAATTCAATTTATTAATGTTGCATATCCTCAATTAAAATATAGTACTACAAAATGTAGAAGAGATGTTGGATATATTGTAGATGCAATTGCAACGGATTTATTGTATGGTGGAAACGAAAGAAGTGTAACTGCTGGTAGAAATTATTATTATTACCCATCAATTGCAACTTCTACACAAAAGAAAGAAACATCTGGTGCAATACAATATACAAAAATTATTGGTGATTATGTAGTACAAAACATATTGTTAGATACTCCACGTATTATTGGTAATGATGAAAAAAATATTAAAGTAACTGCATTAACAAATGTAACATCATCTATTTCAGGTACTGCAGCAGAAATTAGTTCAATTAGTAGTTCATTCAATATTGTTGAAAAAATTATTAAAAGAGGAACCGGTGTATTAAATTCAATTGTAGCACAACAAAATGGGCAAGATTGGAATACTAGAAATCCATTAAATATTACCAATGGTACTCAAATAACATCAGTAACATCATCTGCTAATTTAACATCATCAATTGATACTAAATTTGATATAATTACTAAAATTATAGAAAGTGGTAGTTCTGCAAAACCTGCTATAACTTCATCACACGGAGATTTAATTGTTGTAAGTGGATTAAATTTAGTTAGTGCGGCATCTGCATCTCAAACGGAAGCTAATGCAATTAGTTCTTCTATTGGTACGATTGTAAATATTGTACTAAATGGAACAGGTTCAATACCAACATACCAATCAAACACTTTACAAAATATTAAAGTTACAAATTTAAGTCAATGGACTGGTAGTAATGCAACTCAAACACAGGCAACTGCGGTTAGTTCATCGGTTGAAACAATTAAAAATATTATTAAAAATGGTTTAGGTGTAGTTCCTACAATTACCCTAAACACATTACAAAATATCAAAGTATCAAATACACCACAATATGTTTCGGCATCTTATAGTGGTTCTTCCACACAGGCATCTGCAATATCCGCATCTATATCGTTAGTTGTTGATATTTTAAGTGGAAATAGTGGTGTGACCGCATCTTTAAGTTTACCAACATCATCATATACAACTGCGCAAACTGCATCGGTTGTATATTATGCATATAATTTGTTAAAACAAAATATTCCGTTTATTCAGGCGGAAACTATTGCTTACCTATCTTCATCTTGGAATGGGTTTGAATATAATGAAGCAAGTTGTAGTAGAGATATTGGTTTAATTGTAAGTGGTGCAGCAGAAGATTTATTATTTAATTCATATTCTGCTTCGTTAGTAAGTGGTAAGTACTATTTAGAATATCCATCAGCAGCAACTGGTTCTCAATTAAATCAAACTGTGGATGGTATAAAGTATGCTAGTAAATTAGCACAAAAAACTTTACAAAATATAGTTTACACTTATCCAAACGAACAAGTACAAAATGCTTCTTTACAATTAAAGAACAATAGAGAATTTATTCAAAGTGAAACTATTACTTACTTATCATCTTCGTGGGGTAATTTTGATTACGATGATGTTAAGTGTAAGAGAGATATTGGACACGTTATTGATGCAGTAAGAACCGATTTAGTTTATGGTGGGAATGAAAGAGCTGTGGCAGCTGGAACATTCTATTACCTATATCCATCGCAGGCAACTGGTTCTCAATTAGTACAAACAATAGATGGTATTGATTACGCAGGTAGAATGACACAAAAAATTGTTGTTGGTACTACTTTTGTAACTGCTTCACAAAATAAAACAAATGCTAGTAATTTATTATCATTAAATAAAGATTTAATAGCAAGAGAAGTTGTTGAGTATGTATCATCGTCTTGGTATGGTGTTTCATACAATCAAGCAAAATGTGAAAGAGATGTAAAGTATATACTTGATGCGGTAAGAACGGATTTGGTTTATGGTGGTAATGAAAGAACATCTACTGCCGGATTATTCTATTATTTATATCCATCTGCTGCAACTGTTGGTGGAGTACCATCGGTTACTCAACAATTAGACCCAACAATCACTGGTATTAAGTATGGTAGTGGTTTGGCTCAAAAAATTATATTGGGTAATACATTTGTAACTGCTTCAAAAGAAAAATTAAATGTAAGAAATTTAGTACAAGCAAATAGAGCATTTATTCAAGCAGAAACTATTCAATATACTAACGCATTTTATCCTGATTTAGTATATAACCAAGCTTCTTGTAGTAGAGATGTTGGATTTATTGTGGATAGTGTAGCAACTGATATTGTTTATGGTGGTAATGAAAGAAGTGTGGAATCTGGCGTATATTATTACAAATTCCCATCAAAGGCAACTTCGGTAGAACAAAAAGGACAAACGATAGATTCAATAGATTATGCAAATAGTTTAGTGAACAAATTGGTATCAAATATTACATTAGATACAGTTAATTTTGGTAAAAATACGGATAATAATATAAAAGCAACAAATACTGCTCAATATACATCATCGATAAGTGTTGGTAATACTGAATTAACTAAAATTAGTTCTTCATTTGCATTGGTAACTGAAATTATATCAAATGGTATATCATATTTACCTGAAGTTGTTAAAAATACTGAAAGTGGAATAAAAGTAACAAATGAAACACCAACTACATCATCAATAAGTGGTGGTAGTACTTATGCTGATTTGGTAACTTCATCGTTTAGTTTGGTAAGAGATATTATTCACTTTGGTGTGAATGGTACGCCGGATTCATTGGCAAGAAATTTTGAATATGGTTTCCAATTAGCAACTCCAACTTTATTACATATCACATCTACAACTCAAATTACAGGTAGTGGTACATATAATGGTAGTGATTTAACAAAAGTAAGTTCTTCTTACGCAACAATCATTGATATTGTTAATAATGGAACTGGTTCTATACCAAATATTATAGAAAATACATCATCATCATTAAATATTAGTGGTGGTACACTATTCCAATCAATATCTTCTGGTAGTGAAGCAGATATTCAAAAAATTGGTAGTGGATTTGAGATTGTAATGGATATTATTGAGGGAACTTATCCAACATTAGTATCAAACAATCAAAATGGTGTTAAAGTAACAAATACTCCACAATTAATAAGTGGAAGTGCCGGAGGAAGAGTTCAGGCTTCATTAGTATCTGCATCATTTGCAATTGTTGCTAATATTATAGCAAATGGAACTGGTTCTACTACATTTATATCCTCTTCGGCAACTGCAAATACAAATACTAAAATGGTATCTGCATACAATTTGTTGTTGGGTAACAAACAAATGATTATAGATGAAACTATTGCATTTGTAAGTTCATCTTGGAGTACATTTGATTACAATGAGGCAAGTTGCAGTAGAGATTTAGGATTCATTATCGATGGAGCTGCTTATGATTTATTATATGGTGGTAATTCTGGTTCTTATGTAAATGGTAAGTACTATTATGATTTCCCATCGGAAGCAACTGGTTCTCAATTAGACCAAACATTAACTGCAATTAGATACGCAAGTGGATTGGCAGAAAGAGTGGTAAGAAATACAACTTTAGCTCATATATCAGCATCACAATCAACTTCGGCATCGTATGTATCGTTGATAAAAAATAAACCATTTATCCAAAACGAAGTAATTGCTTATGTAAGTTCTTCTTGGAGTACATTTGATTACAACGAAGCAAGTTGTTCTCGTGATATTGCATATATTGTAGATGCGGTAGCAACCGATTTATTATATGGTGGAAATGAAAGAAGTCTTACTGCTGGTGATTACTATTTTAGATTCCCATCACAGGCAACTGATTCTCAATTACAACCAACATTAGATGGTATAAGATATGGTAAAGGTGTGGCAATGAATGTAGCAAAAAACACTACATTTGTAACACCAAATGCAAATACTCAATATTCTTATGATTTATTATTAAGTAATAAAGAATTTATCCAAAATGAAACTGTTGCATTTGTAAATGCTAAATATCCACAACTATACTACAATGAAACATCTTGTAGAAGAGATGTTGGATACATTGTAGATGCGGTTGCAACTGATTTATTATATGGTGGAAATCAAAGAGCAGCTAAAGCAGGTGAGTTCTACTATCTATATCCATCGTTGGCGATTGAAAGTGACCAAATAGTTGAAACAACTACGGCAATTGATTACGCAAGAAGATTTAGTGATAATATTATCCAAAGTAATGTAGTTAGTGCACCACAATTTGTATCTAACACATACAATAATATTAAAGTAACAAACACTCCACAAATTAGTGGAAGTGCAGGTACACAAACTGAAGCAACTGCAATTTCGGCATCAATTAGTATAGTTACGGATATTGTAACAAATGGTACTGGTTCATTACCAGCAACAATACCATATACAACTCCATCAACTGACCCGAATGTGATAAATGCTTACAACTTATTAAAAGCAAACATTCCGTTCATTCAGGCTGAAACTATTGCATACATTAGTTCATCGTGGGTAACTGGTTCTAATTCGGATACTGCATTCCTTTACAATGAGGCAAGTTGTTCTCGCGATGTAGGTTTAATTGTAAGTGGTGCAGCAGAGGATTTATATTGGAATAGCAACTCTGCATCAGTTCATAATGGATATTATTATTATTTATACCCATCACAAGCAACTGATTCTCAATTAGATGAAACATTAGATGGTATAATTTACGCATCTCAATTGGCACAAAAGATTGTATTGGGTACAACATTTGTAACTGCATCTGCTTCGGCATCTGCTGTTTACAATGCATTGAAACAAAACAAACCATTCATTCAAGCGGAAACAATTGCATTTGTATCTTCTTCTTGGAGTACATTGGCATATAGTGAATCTAAATGTAGAAGAGATGTTGGATTAATTGTGGATGCGGTGGCAACTGATATTCTTTATGGTGGAAATCAAAGAAGTGTAACTGCCGGTGAGTACTACTTTAAGTATCCATCACAAGCAACTGGCTCTCAATTAGATTCTACATTAAATGCAATTGATTTTGCAGGTGGTGTGGCAGCAAATGTAATTACAAACAAAACATTTGTAACCGCATCTCAATCAGTATCGGCATCAGTTGAATTGTTAAGAAGCAATAGAGGATTTATCCAAAACGAAACAATGGCTTGGTTAGATTCAGCATGGAGTTTCTTTGTTTACAATAAAGATAAGTGTAAGAGAGATGTTGGATACATTATTGATGGTGTAGCAACTGATTTATTATATGGTGGAAACGAAAGAACTGTTTTAAGTGGAGAATTCTATTACAAATATCCATCAAAGGCAACTTTATTGGGAGATGGTGATAGCGTAGGACAATTAAAACAAACCAATGAGGGTATTGATTACGCAAGTAGAATATCTCAAAAAATTGCACAAAATATTGTGTTCCATACTGCATCATTAGAAGTTTCTTCATCATTTGATTTATTAAGAAGAAATAAAGATTTCATAGCAGCAGAAGTAATTGCATATGTATCTTCATCTTGGAGTACTGTTTACTACAATGAGGCAAGTTGTTCTCGTGATGTAAGATATATAACGGATGCGGCTGCAACGGATTTACTATATGGTGGAACTGAAAGAGCAGTAACTGCTGGCACATATTATTACCTATTCCCATCAAAAGCAACGGTAGCAGGTGTACCTTCGGAAGCAAATCAATTAGACCCAACACTTACTGGTGTAAGATATGGTGGTAAGTTAGCAACCAAAGTAATTACTAACCCAACTTTTGTATCACCATCTGGTTCTGCATTAGGTGGTAGAGAATTGTTGACAAGAAATAGATTGTTTATCCAAAAAGAAACGATTGCATTCTTATCATCATCGTGGAGTACTTTACAATATAACGAAGTAAGTTGTTCTCGTGATGTAGGATTTATTATAGATGCGGTTAAAACTGATTTAGTGTATGGTGGAAACGAAAGAAGTATTGAGGCAGGTTCTTACTACTATAAAATTCCATCAGTAGCAATTAAACCATCTTATACTGACAATGGAACTGTTGGACAAAAAATTCAAACGGTTGATGGAATTAACTTTGCTAGAGGTGTGGCTGAAAAAATTGTAAACCAAACACAAATGGTGTTCCCTGGCACAAAACGAAGAGCAGCATACAATAGATTAATTGCAGCAAAAGATGAATTGAAACAAAGAGCAATTGGATACACAAATGGAGCATTCCCATATTTAGTATATAATGAGGCTAGTTGTTCTCGTGATACAGGTTTGATTGTTGATGCAGTAGCAACTGATTTACTATATGGTGGAAACGAAAGAGGAATAGCGGCGGCATCATCTTATTACAATGGTCAATATGGAAGTGCAATTGCAGTAACAAGAGACCAACTATTAGAGACTTTGGAAACTAATAGATATTTAAGAACAAGAGCTGAGTTCGTTGCAGCCGGTGCACCATTAGAATCATTTGGTTCTTTAATTGTGGCAACTGGTATTGACTACTCATATAACGGAGCCGGTGTAACATTTAAGGCACTGCCTTCTAATCAGGGTGGTAGTGGAACTGCGGACCCTGCGTATGAAATTACGGAATTAGGTGGAGGTAGAATTTACTTTACATCTGGTAACGAAACTGGTGACTTTAGAATTGGTACTGGATTAAGTATCAACCAAGCTACTGGAACTTTAGTTGGTAGAACATTTAGTAAATCATTGTTCTCATTAGTAACTCCGTTCTCATTAGCACTACAAATATAAAAAGATAAAATAGAAAAAAATGGCAAGTGTATTCGTACCTCTTAATAGGTTTCAGTCGGTGGTAACAACATTGACTGGTGAGCAAGATGAAATTTATGCAACTCCTGCAGGTGTATCATCTATTGTACTTTCGGCACAAATTACTAATAATAGTTTAGTAACACAACCGGTGACAATATTTGTAACATCAAATAGAGAATTAGCAATACCACAATTTGGTTCAATTGAATCTACTGGTAGTTTTGATAGTGCGTCAATCCTATTAACAGCGAATAGACAATTTATTAGAAAGGAAGTTGCGGCATATACTTCCTTTCAAAATAATTTATTAGAAACTCCAATTGCATTTACATCATCTATATATGAGAATATTGCATTGGATGCTATTGATGCATATGCGTATGATATAAAAAATAATAAAACAATACGAACTAACAAATACGCAAAATCTTTTTATACTAAAAATGGTGTATCAACTATTGACCCAACCGAATATAGTGCATCTTTATTAGCAATTCAATATACAAACACATTAGCACAACAAATTATTAAAAATGAATCAATAACTGGTTCTGCTTCCGTTGAAAGAATATATCAAACGGCAGTATCACAATCTCTTAATTCAACATATGCTACGGCCGGTAGTGGCAGTGGTTATTTAATTAATGCGTTTACAAATGTGGTATTAGATACGATTGAAAATCCGGTATTAGTTGCGCAAGACCCAATACAATTGGTAACAAATGTTTTAATTCCACCTGCTGATTCATTATCACCCGTAGTTTCTGGTAAATTGGTATTAGAAGAAAGTTATGGTTTTATAGTTTCTGGCTCACCAAATTTAAGTGTAGTTCTTTCTTTATTAGAGAGTGCAAACGAATAACGATTATATTTTTCAATTATATTTATATGTAATTGAATATTTATATCAAAGCTAGAAAGTACTAATGGCAATAAGCAATCTATTAAGTGGACGCGTTCGATTAAAAGGACCGAAAAATGTAACATCAGACAGATATGAATTCGTAGATTTATCCCAAGTTGAACCAAATTTGGGTGTTCCTACATTCTCGTCATCGTTGGATACAAATCCAGCAATTGTAGTTTCTGATAGTGAGGGTAATAGAGCGTTTGTTCAAACATTAGTATTAACATCAATAACATCATCATTCAAAGGAACTGCAGATTTAACTGGTTCATTTAGTGGTGCTTTCTTTGGAGATGGTAGTGGTTTAATTAATGTACCATCGGTTGTAGCACCATTTATTGCAAGTGGTTCACAAACTGCATCGTTTGATGGAACTTCTTTGGTTGTAAATACAAACGCAGTAATTCAGGGTAATACATCAGTTCAGGGTAACTTATATGTATCACAATCTATATTTGCCGAACAACTAATCGTATCATATGTTTCTTCATCGGTAATTTATTCATCTGGCTCTAATAAGTTTGGTGATGAATTAACCGATAGACAAGAATTCACAGGTTCGGTTGAAATCAGAGATATTTTAATTGTTAATAGTGCAAGTGGTTCATTCACTGGCTCTTTTGTTGGTGATGGTTCACAATTATTAAATGTACCATCAACAGTAGCTCCTCGTATTGCTAGTGGTAGTGCAACTGCATCAATATCTCCTGATAGGGGTTTAGTTGTTAATACTTTTGCAGAAATAAGTGGAAGTTTACGTGTAAGTGGTAGTGTTTTACTCAATTCTGGTTCATCATTTAGTGGTTCTGGTAGAAATTTATTTGATATACCACGTTCTGCTCTAACTCCCGATGCATTAATTAGTACTTTAATTGCAAGTGGTAGTGCAACTGCATCTATTTCTCCTAATTTTGGTTTAGTAGTTAATACTTCGGCAAGTTTTGAAGGTTCGGTATCGGCATCACAATATAGTGGTAGCGGTAGAGGTTTATTTGATATTCCTCGTTCTGCTTTAACACCAGATGCCCTTTTATCTAATTTAATTGCTAGTGGTTCGGTAACTGCATCGGTAACTGATGAGTTTGGATTTGTAGTTCAATCAACTGCAAGTGGTTCTACGTTTAGTGGAAGCATTTTTATGGCATCTGGTTCGTTCATTAGTGGTAGTGGACAACAATTATTTGATATTCCTCGTTCTGCCTTAACGCAGGATGCTTTGATATCAACTGAAATCAAAAGTGGTAGTATTACTGCATCAGTTGCTCCTGAATATGGATTTAGAGTAATTTCAATAGATAGTGGTTCACAATTTACTGGTTCTTTATTTGTAAGTGGTGGAATTGAATTAGTTTCAGGTTCATCATTTAGTGGTAGTGGAGAAAGATTATTTAATATTCCTAGAACTGCTTTAACGCAAGATGCTTTAATTAGTTCTTTCATAGCAAGTGGTTCGGTAACTGCTTCGGTAAACCCTGAATATGGATTTAGAGTTGAATCATCAGAAAGTGGTTCAGAATTTACAGGTTCTATTGAAGTAAGTGGTTCAATAACTGCAATTGAGTTTAGCGGTTCATTTAGTGGTTCATTTCAGGGTGATGGTAGTAGATTAACAAACATACCATCATTAACATCAACTTTAATAGCAAGTGGTAGTGCAACTGCATCAATTGAACCATCAACTGGTTTAGTTGTTAATACTTTTGCAACAATTAGTGGTAGTTTAACCATTAGTGGTAGTGTATTTATTGACTCTGGTTCATTCTTTAGTGGCTCTGGTGAAAAATTATTTAATATACCACGTACTGCCCTAACACCAGACGCATTAATTAGTACTCAAATAACATCTGGTTCGGTAACTGCTTCGGTAACACCACAAAATGGGTTTAGAGTTGAATCTTTAGTAAGTGGTTCACAATTTACTGGTAGTATTAACATAAGTGGTATAACAACTATACCATCTGGCTCTGGTTATTTCTCTGGTAGTGGTGAGGGTTTATTTAATATCCCACAATCTGCTTTATCTTTTGAAATTAATAAGATTGCTAGTGGTTCTGCTACTGCATCTATTTCTCCGGTAGAAGGATTTAATGTAAATGTGGACGCATACTTCACAAATACAGTTTCCGCTTCGGCATTTACTGGTTCTGGTGAGGGATTATTCAATATTCCACAATCTGCTATCTCTGGTGATTCATTTAGAATTGCTAGTGGTTCGGCAACTGCTTCAATATCACCTGATAGAGGATTAGTAGTTAATACAACGGTTTCTGCTTCTGCGTTTACTGGTTCTGGTGAGGGTTTATTTAATATCCCACAATCTGCCTTAACAAGTGAGGCATTTAGAATAGTAAGTGGTTCAGTAACTGCTTCAGTATCGCCAGAATTTGGATTTAGAGTTGAATCTACTATAAGTGGTTCACAATTTACTGGTAGTTTAAGAGTAAATGGTAACATTTACACCGAAACTGGTTCATTCTTTGTTGGAGATGGTTCAAAATTAAGAAATATTTCATTAGCTAATTTAGCTATTGATTCTACACAAATAATTTCAGGTTCGGCATCTGCTTCAGTATCTCCAATTAGTGGATTTACAACAAATGTACCTGCATATTTCCAAAATACTGTATCTGCATCTGCATTTACTGGTAGTGGAGAGGGTTTATTTAATATTCCATTAAATGCATTATCGGAAGAAGCATTTAGAATAGCAAGTGGTAGTGCAACTGCATCAATTTCGCCGGATAGAGGATTGGAAATCAATACTAATACATTTATTAGTGGTGGATTGACAGTTTCTTCTTCAATTGTAATAATACCAACTGGTTCTTTACTAACTACATTTGATGTAACTGCAAATGGTATGTCCGCATATACATTTGATGGTGCAATAGTTGGTGATAATCCAACATTAAAATTAGTAAGAGGAGTAACTTATACATTTAACATAAACGCAACAGGGCACCCATTCTTATTTAAGACAGTGTATGGTGCAGGATTAACTAATGTATATAGTGATGGTGTAACAAATGGTGGTGATGATGTTGGTGTTATCACATTTACACCACCTAGTGGTTCTCCTGATACGCTTTATTACAATTGTCAAATACACCAAACAATGGGTGGTACAATCAATATTGTAAATCAATATGAAGTACCTCAAAAAATTGAATTTATTGGAGAAACGATTGTAAGTGGTAACTTATATGTACCAACTGGTTCATATTTTGTTGGAGATGGTTCTCAATTAACCAATATTACATTAGCTAATTTAGCAATTGATTCCTCAAAGATAATTTCAGGCTCTGCTTCGGCATCTATATCACCTGAAGCTGGGATGGTTGTTAATGTAGCAGTATCTGCATCTGGTTTTAGTGGTAGTGGTGCTAATTTATTTGATATACCAATATCTGCTCTATCAACTGATGCGTTTAAGATTGCTAGTGGTTCAATAACTGCTTCGGTAAGTCCTGAATATGGTTTCAAAGTAGAGGCGTTAGATAGTGGTTCACAATTTACAGGTTCTTTATTTGTAAGTGGTGGTGTTCAATTATCATCTGGTTCATTCTACTCCGGTAGTGGTGAGGGATTATTCAATATTCCTCGTTCTGCTCTAACTCCGGATGCATTAACGGCAACTTTAATTGCAACGGGTAGTGTAACTGCTTCGGTATCACCTGAAGATGGGTTCAGAGTAATATCGTTAGAAAGTGGTTCACAATTTACTGGTAGTATATTTGTAGATGGACTTGTTCAGTTAGCAACAACTGCATCGTTCTTTAGTGGTAGTGGTGCTGGATTATTTAACATCCCTCGTTCTGCCCTAACTCCTGATGCATTAACGGCTAATTTAATTGCAACTGGTAGTGTAACTGCCTCGGTAACGCCGGAAAACGGATTTGTAGTTTTATCACTAGAAAGTGGTTCACAATTCACTGGTTCAGTTAATGTTAGTGGTTCGGTAAGAGCATTTACATATTATGGAGATGGTTCTCAATTAACCGGTGTAATCGCTGAACGTTCAGCCGATTCGCCTCGTATTGCTAGTGGTTCGGTAACTGCTTCCGTATCGCCCGAAACTGGTCTTATTGTATTTTCACCCGAAAGTGGTTCACAATTTACAGGTTCGGTTAATGTAAGTGGTTCAGTAACGGCAATAACTTATTTTGGAGATGGTTCTCAATTGACAGGTGTAATTGCAGAACGTTCTGGTGATACACCTCGTATTGCTAGTGGTAGTGCAACTGCTTCTATTTCTCCAAATTTAGGATTTGTATCAAATGTACCAATAACTGTAACTGGAACTGTTAGTACATCTTCATTAAGTTTAGTTATTAGTGGTTCAGTTGCATTCAGCGGTTCGATAACTGCATCTCTATATAAAGGAGATGGTGGTGGATTATTTAACATCCCAGCATCTGCTTTACAAGATTTAGAAATAGATAGAATTCAATCTGGTTCTGCAGTTGCGTTAATTGACCCTGAATTATTAACTATAAATGTACCGGTAACGGCGGCATATTATTCTGGTGATGGTGGTGGTTTGTTTAACATCCCTGCTGAAGCATTGCAAGACCTTAAATTAGATAGAATTACTTCTGGTTCGGTAACTGCTGTAATTTCACCAAACAAAGGGTTGCAAGTTGATACGGATGTTTCTATAACTGGTTCATTGTATGTTACCGGCGGTATCTTTATTACTGGTAGTGATGTAGTTGCAGCATCTGGTTCACGTTATGTGGGAGATGGTAGTGGTTTAACAAATATCAACATTGCTAATTTAGCATTTGAAACTCCAATATTAAAATCCGGTTCATTTACTGCATCAATTTCGCCTGATAATGGGTTTGTAGTTAATACATCGGCAAGTATTTATGGTACAACATATACTGATAGATTAGTAACGCCGGAATTAACGGCTAGTTTCCTATACTCTCCATATTTAAGTGGTTCATTATATGGTACTTACACATTTACAGGTGGAGGACCAACTGCTAGTGTAGAATACGATATTTTAAGATGGGATGAAAATAGAGGATACTATATTCCTCAACCAGAAACTACTTTAACGGAGACAGTATCATTTAATAATGTAAGTTCGGTAACAATTGTTCATAATTTGGATATTCGTTATCCAATGGTTCAGGTCTATGCAACTGGCTCTGAAGAAATGATTCTACCGGCATCAATTTTAGCAATTGATAACGATACTGTCCAAATTAACTTTAGTGGTTTAACAAGTGGACACGCGGTAATCGGTAGTGGTGGTTCTTTAATAAATGGAACAATTCAGGGTGATAGAGTAATAGGTACTGTACTTTCTTCATCATATGCTGAAAGAGCAGGATTTGCAGAAGTAGCAGCAAATGTTCAGGGTTTAAGTAGTGGTTCATTAGAAGCATTAATATCTGCATCTGCTAACACAGGTCAATTTGTTCTTAATTCACAAACATCTTCGATGAGTGTGTATTTTGCAGAATCATCATCGTATGCATTGTTTGCAGCTAATGCAGCCAATGTAGATACGGCAAACTTTATACAAAATTCACAAACTGCTTCAATGACAGTTGGTACTGCATCGTTTGCATTATCAGCATCATACGCCGTAACTGCATCTTATGTATTAGGTGGAGCATTAACGGCGGAAGGATTTATTAAAAATGAGCAAACTGCATCAATGTATGTTTACTCATCATCATTTGCATCAGTTGCACAATTTGCACTAAACGCAACAAACGTAGATACTGCATCATTTGTACAAGCAAATCAAGACAGTACAATTAACGCAAACTTTGTAGTTAGTGGTAGTTTGGGTGCAAGTGGAAGTATATATGTTAATTCATTCAACACTGGCTCTAATTCAAATTTAGTAGTAGTTTGGAATGAAACAACAAAAAAATTAGAAGCTAGAGACGTTCAGCAGGCAGCAGGTACATCTGGTACAAATGGTTCTTCTGGTTCTTCTGGTTCAAGTGGAAGCAGTGGTTCTTCTGGTTCAAGTGGAAGTAGCGGAAGTAGTGGTTCATCTGGTTCATCTGGTTCATCTGGTATTGATGGAACATCTGGTTCAAGCGGAAGTAGTGGAAGTAGTGGCTCTAGTGGAAGTAGTGGTTCAACTGGTTCTAGCGGTTCTTCTGGTTCAAGTGGAAGTAGTGGAAGTAGCGGTTCATCTGGCTCATCTGGTTCAAGCGGAACAAGCGGAAGTAGTGGTACATCTGGAAGTAGTGGAACATCTGGAAGTAGTGGAACATCTGGAAGTAGTGGTACATCTGGCTCAAGCGGAACATCTGGAAGTAGTGGAACATCTGGTTCAAGTGGTACAACTGGTTCAAGCGGAACATCTGGTAGTAGTGGAACAAGTGGAACATCCGGCTCAAGTGGAACTAGCGGAAGTAGTGGAACATCTGGTAGTAGTGGAACAACGGGGTCTGCTGGTACTTCTGGTACAAGTGGTACATCTGGTAGTGGAGGTACATCTGGTTCTTCTGGAACACGCGGTACGGCAGGTACATCTGGTTCAACGGGAACTGCTGGTTCTTCTGGTACATCTGCTACAAGCGGTTCATCTGGTTCAAGCGGAAGTAGTGGAGTAGATGGTTCTTCTGGCTCAAGTGGAACTGCGGGAAGTAGTGGAAGTAGTGGTTCATCTGGTAGTAGTGGTACAACTGGTTCGGCGGGTTCTGCTGGTTCGGGTGGTTCAGCCGGTACATCTGGTTTTGATGGAACTTCAGGTTCTTCTGGCTCATCTGGTTCAAATGGTTCGGCAGGTTCGGCTGGTAGTAGTGGAACTAGCGGTGAAGATGGTACATCAGGTACATCCGGTTCAAACGGAACTTCAGGCTCTTCTGGCTCTTCGGGCAGTAGTGGTACAACTGGTTCTAGTGGAACATCTGGTTCTAGTGGTTCAAGCGGAAGTAGTGGAAGCAGCGGAAGTAGTGGAAGTAGTGGTACAACAGGTTCTTCTGGTACAACTGGTTCATCTGGTTCAAGCGGAAGTAGTGGAAGTAGTGGAAGTAGTGGTTCAAGCGGAAGTAGCGGAAGTAGTGGAAGTAGTGGCTCATCTGGTACAACTGGTAGTGAAGGAACATCAGGCTCATCTGGCTCAAGTGGAAGCAGCGGAACTAGCGGAAGTAGTGGAAGTAGTGGCAGTAGTGGTTCAACCGGTAGTAGTGGTACAACTGGTAGTGAAGGAACATCTGGTTCATCTGGTTCATCTGGATTAGATGGAAGTAGTGGAAGCAGTGGTTCAAGTGGAAGTAGCGGTTCTTCTGGTTCAAGTGGAAGTAGCGGTTCTTCTGGTTCTTCTGGTATTGATGGTTCTAGTGGAAGTAGTGGAACTGATGGTTCAACTGGTACGGCAGGAACAAGCGGTACATCTGGCTCAAGTGGTAGTAGCGGTTCATCTGGTACAACTGGTAGCGATGGAACTTCTGGCTCAAGCGGAAGTAGTGGAAGTAGTGGCTCTAGTGGTACATCTGGCTCAAGCGGAAGTAGTGGAAGTAGTGGTTTAGATGGTACATATTTTGGAAGTAGTGGTTCATCAGGTTCTTCAGGTGTAAGTGGTACATCTGGCGCTACTGGTTCAAGTGGTACTGCGGGTACACCGGGAACTGCGGGTAGTAGTGGAGTAGCCGGAGCAGCAGGAACATCTGGTACATCAGGACAAGATGGTACATATTTTGGTTCATCTGGTACATCAGGCTCTTCTGGTTCTTCTGGTAGTAGTGGAAGTAGTGGTTCAAGCGGTTCTTCTGGCTCAAGCGGAAGTAGTGGAAGTAGTGGTGTAGATGGTACATCTGGAATCGATGGTTCATCTGGCTCAAGTGGAAGTAGTGGTTCAACTGGTACTGATGGAACATCGGGTTCAAGCGGTAGTAGTGGATTTGATGGTACATATTTTGGAAGTAGTGGTTCATCTGGTTCAAGTGGAAGTAGTGGTTCTTCGGGTTCAAGCGGAACAAATGGAACTAGCGGAAGTAGTGGGGTAGATGGAACTTTCTTTGGTTCATCTGGAACAAGTGGAAGTAGTGGCTCAAGTGGAAGTAGTGGAAGTAGCGGAAGTAGTGGCTCAAGTGGAAGTAGTGGTTCATCTGGTTTAGATGGTACATACTTTGGTTCATCTGGTACAAGTGGAAGTAGTGGCTCGAGCGGAAGTAGTGGTTCTGAAGGAACTTCTGGTACAACAGGTTCATCTGGTTCAACAGGTTCTAGTGGAAGTAGTGGTTTAGATGGTACATTCTTTGGAAGTAGTGGTACTGCAGGTTCAAGTGGAAGTAGTGGTTCATCTGGTTCAACTGGTACTGATGGTACATCTGGTACAACTGGTTCAAGTGGAAGTAGTGGTTTAGATGGTACTTACTTTGGTTCTAGTGGAAGTAGTGGTTCAAGTGGAAGTAGTGGTGAAATGGGTACATCTGGTTCGTCCGGAAGTACAGGTACATCTGGTTCTTCTGGTTTAGATGGTACTTTCTTTGGAAGTAGTGGAACTGCAGGTTCTTCTGGTAGTAGTGGTTCTTCTGCATCAAATGGTACATCCGGTACAAGCGGAAGTAGTGGTTCATCTGGTTTAGATGGTACATATTTTGGAAGTAGTGGTTCTTCAGGCTCAAGTGGAAGTAGTGGTTCAAGTGGAAGCAGTGGTTCAACTGGCACATCTGGTTCAAGTGGAAGTAGTGGTTTAGATGGTACTTATTTTGGAAGTAGTGGTTCAAGCGGAAGTAGCGGAAGTAGTGGTTCAACAGGTACATCTGGTTCAACTGGTACTGATGGAACATCTGGTACAACTGGCTCTTCTGGTTTAGATGGTACATTCTTTGGAAGTAGTGGTTCTTCAGGCACATCGGGTTCAAGTGGAAGTAGTGGAACATCAGGTATTGGTACAAATGGTTCATCTGGCTCATCTGGTGTAGATGGTACATTCTTTGGAACTAATGGTACAAACGGAACTTCTGGTACTACCGGTTCATCTGGTACATCTGCAGGTGGTACTGCTGGTAGCGGTGGTACATCTGGTTCATCTGGCTCAACTGGTTCAGCAGGTACATCTGGTCTTCTTTCTTTAACTGGTACAACCGATAATGGTATTATTACGTTAGATGGAACTGCTCCAAATGCAACGGTTGAATCAAACTTAACATTTGATGGTACAATACTAACAATCACAGGTGCAGTAGATGCTAGTACTTATGTAACAACAACTGTATTTAGAGAAACATACTCAAATTTAGGTTCGGGTACAAATGTTACAATTGATTTATCAACTGCAAACAACTTTAGAAGACAATTTACATCATCAGCGGCTGTAACATTCACAAATCCACCTGCAGGTAAGGCATTTGGTTTTACATTGTTGATTGTAAATGGTGGAAGTGGTACAATAACTTGGCCAGGAACTGTTAGATGGGCTGGTGGAACTGGTGCACCTGCATTAACTGCAAGTGGAACTGATATTTTGGTATTCTATACTTATGATGGAGGAACAACTTATTATGGATTTGTGACAGGATTAAATATGGCGTAATGTTATGGGAATATTTAGAAGATTGACAACATCAGGTGGAGAGGGTAGTACAACCTACCCTTTCAAATTTACAATATTAGTACCAACGGCGGGTGTAACATTTACGTTACCAATTGTTGATTTTGGTGCTCTAACTCCTAATATTGTTGTAGATTGGGGTGATGGTTCTGCAACAACTGCAATTTCGTCATCAACTTCAGCAAGTAGAATACATACATATTCGGCAGTTGGTTCTCCTACAACATACACTATAACTATTTATGGATTTATGCCTGGTTTTAGGGTTAATAACAATTCATCAATACGAAGTTTGGTAAATGGTATTGTTCAGTTTGGGACAGTTGGATTGAGAACTCTTAATTTCTATGGATGTACTAATTTAACATCAATTCCATCATCGACATCGATGAGTGCAGTTGGTGGATATGAGGGATTGGCAGATATAGAAACATTTGGTTCATTTATGAGAAATACAGGTATAACATCTATACCAACTGATATATTCCAATACTCAACAAGAGCAACTGATTTTGCCAACGCATTTGCAACAACTCAAATAACATCAATTGGTACAAATATATTCCAATATAATACATTAGCAACATCATTTGCCTCTTGTTTTTTAGCGTGTACGGGATTAACAAGTGTTCCATCTACATTATTTGATACAAATACAAATGTGATTAACTTTTCATCAACATTTCAGAACTGCCGTACATTGACAAATGTATTACAATTTACTTACAATAATTCAGTAACATTATTTAGTAATATATATAATATGAGTACAACAACAAATGCACTTACAGGTACTGCGCCGGAAATATGGTTAAGAACACCAACTCCAACTGGTACAAACGCATTTAACAATTGTATTAACTTATCTAACTACGCAGCTATACCAACTAACTTCAAATAATTATGTATTTAAGAATAGTAAACGAAAACATAACATATCCATACTCAATAGAACAATTGAGAGAAGATAACTATAATGTTAGCTTTCCTACCAATTTAACAACCGAATTATTGAGTGAGTGGGGTGTATTTGCCGTTCAACAAACAACAAAACCCAACGATTACACAAAAAACATCGTTGAAGGTACTCCAACCCTAATTGATGGGATATATTATCAAAATTGGGTACAAAATGATGCTACTGAAGCGGAAATCGCAGATAAAATTGAAAATAAATGGATTGAAGTAAGAGAAATCCGTAGTCAATTATTAGCAGAGACAGATTGGACACAATTAGGTGATATTCCAACAGAAACAAAAGCATTATACACATCTTATAGACAAGATTTAAGAGATATTACATCTCAATCAAATCCTTTTAATTTAGTTTGGCCGGTAAAACCATAAAAGATAGATAACTTATATTTATATCTATAATACATTGAAAATAGTATAGATGAAAATACAAAGTCCAATTTTTTCTGGCTCAATTACCCAATCATCAACCGCATATGCAAATTTAAGTGGTTCGTTTACTGGTTCGTTTACGGGTTCTTTCAAAGGAGAAATTGAAGTAGCACAAGCAACATTTGAAAACTTAACAATTACGAGAACTGTAAGTGTTGGTACTTTTTCAACCGATAGACAACGAATAACGGGTTCAATATTCATAACTGGTTCAGAAGAAGTAATTGGTAATATAAATGTAGTAGATGGAGGACAATTTCAGGTAGAGGGGGTAAATGTATTAGATACCGCATTAGCATATGCTATTGCATTAGGATAAATAAAAGATGGCAAACGTATTTAAGAATAGTATAACAGGTTCAATTGGTACGGCAGGAACAATAGTATATCAAGTCCCGGCCCAAACCACATCAACTATCATTGGGGTAAATGTTGCTAACACAAATTCACAAAATATTAGTGTTAATGTGATGGTAAGAGATACATCTGCAAACAAAGTGGCATATTTAGTAAAAGATGCATTAGTAACGCAAGGTGGGTCTGCCGTTTTAGTTGGTGGAGACCAAAAATTAGTATTAGAAGCAGGAGATTTTCTTTCGGTAACATCTTCATTAGCAACATCGGCAGATGTGATTGTTTCTATATTAGAATTGACATAAAATAAAAATATAAATTGAATGGTATTCAGCGGTAAGAGTCCTAACGGGTTAAATCAAGTAAGTGCTAGTGTTATATCACTAAATGTGAGCGGTTCATCGGTATTTAATGCATCATCTGGTTCATTAAATGTATTTGGTGGTGTAACTGGTTCATCGGTACAAACAAATATTATTGGGACACCTAATAATGGTACATTACAAGTAAACGCAAACACACAATTTAGTGGTTCAGTATCGGCATCTGCATTTATAGGAGATGGTAGTGGTATAACAAATATTAATGCATCTTCAATTGGTGATATCGATAGAATAAAATCTGGTTCGGCTCAAGCGGTAATTTCTCCAAATTTAGGATTAGTTGTAAATACAAATACAACAATAAGTGGTTCATTGAGAGTTAGTGGTAGTGGGGATGTAAACGGTTCACTAAATATTACAGCAAATGCAACCGCATCAAATATTAGAGCTACTACTGCTATTGTTGGTCCAAATATTACTTGGAGTGGTACATTAGGTTCAAATGGTGGAGAAATTAGAATATCACAAACTCAATTTAGAGGTGGTAATAATATTACACATGTATGGAGTCAAACAACCGATTCCAATGGTACGCGAGATTTGGGTATTCGAAGAAACACAACTGGTTCTTTAGAAATATATGATGGTAATACTGCCGATGGTTCAGTAGCTAACAGACGCGATTTAATACTAAGAAACATTACAGGTTCAAACGCTGTATTTAGTGGTAACTTAAATGTTGGTGGAAAAATAAACACAACGGAATTATTTGCTACTTACATATCATCTTCAATTATTTACGCATCTGGTTCAAACAAATTTGGTGATACAACAACTGATAAACAAGAAATTACAGGTTCATTAGGTATAAGTGGTAGTTTATCAGTTTCTGGTAGTGTTAGACTAGATAGTGGTAACACAAGAACAGACGATACAACTGAAGAGTTTTTGGTACTTAATACAACTACTGGTGTTGTTGGTAGAAGAACGGCAGCCGCATCATCTGGTACTTCAGGTACTTCAGGTACTTCAGGTACTTCTGGAACATCTGGTAGTGGTGGAACATCTGGAACATCTGGTACAAGTGGTAGTGGTGGTACATCAGGTACATCCGGTACATCTGGTAGTGGTGGTTCATCAGGTAGTAGTGGAAGTAGTGGAAGTAGTGGTTCAACTGGCTCATCTGGAACAACTGGAAGTAGTGGAACATCTGGCTCAAGCGGAAGTAGTGGAACGAGAGGAACTGCCGGTAGTGGTGGTACATCTGGTACAAGTGGAAGTGGAGGTTCATCCGGAACTTCTGGTTCATCTGGCTCTTCTGGTTCATCTGGTTCATCTGGTTCAACGGGGTCTTCTGGTACAACAGGCTCATCCGGTACAACTGGTTCATCTGGTACAACGGGTTCTTCTGGTACAACGGGTTCATCTGGCTCAAGCGGAAGTAGTGGTTCATCTGGAACAAACGGAAGTAGCGGTACATCTGGAACAAACGGAAGTAGTGGTAGTGGTGGTACATCTGGTATAAGTGGAGCCGGTGGCACATCTGGTACATCAGGTACTGGAGGAACTTCTGGAACAAACGGAACTGCTGGTAGTGGTGGTACATCTGGGACAAGCGGTAGTGCTGGTTCTGGCGGTACATCTGGTATAACTGGTGCAGGGGGTAGTGGTGGTACTGCGGGTTCTTCTGGTACTGGTGGAACTAGCGGAACAAGTGGTAGTGGTGGTACATCTGGTACAAATGGAACTGCTGGTAGCGGAGGTACATCTGGTACAATGGGAACTGCAGGAAGTGGTGGAACAAGTGGAAGTAGTGGTACATCAGGCGCAGCTGGTTCAACTGGTAGTGGAGGTACATCTGGTTCTTCTGGAACAAGAGGAACTGCCGGTAGTAGTGGTACAACAGGTACTGCGGGTAGTGGCGGAACGAGTGGTACAAATGGAACTGGCGGAACGAGTGGTACGAACGGAACTGCTGGAACTGGCGGAACATCTGGTACAAGCGGTAGTGCAGGAAGTGGTGGTACATCTGGTTCTTCTGGTGCATTATCTATAACTGGTACAACTGATAATGGTGTAATTACACTTAATGGTTCAGCACCAAACGTAACTGCGGAGGCAAATCTTAAATTTGATGGGACAGTTCTATCCGTAACTGGTAATGAAACAATTACTGGTAACTTAACTGTTGGTGGTAGAATCCAAACAACTGAATTATTTGTACAATACATTTCATCATCATTAATCTACGCAAGTGGAAGTAATAAGTTTGGTGATGCAATGAACGATATACACGAAGTTACAGGTTCACTAAGAATTTCAGGTTCAATCGTAATTCCAACGGCAGCAAATGCACCAACTGGAGTTGCAGTAGGACAATTATATTACAATACGGCAGATACCAACATTTATAGATGGAATGGTTCGGCTTGGTTATCGGCAGCTGGAACATCTGGTACTGCTGGTTCTTCTGGTACATCTGGTTCTTCTGGTTCAAGTGGAAGTAGTGGTACTATGGGAACTGCCGGAAGTGGTGGTACATCTGGTTCAAGTGGTAGTAGTGGTTCTTCCGGAACACGCGGAACGGCAGGAACATCTGGTACATCAGGACCTGCAGGAGCAAATGGTACATCTGGTACTTCTGGCGCAACTGGAGCAAGTGGAAGTAGTGGAACATCTGGTTCTTCTGGAACAAGCGGTACGGCTGGTAGTGGTGGTTCTTCTGGTTCTTCTGGAACACGCGGAACTGCTGGTAGTGGAGGTACATCCGGCTCAAGCGGAAGTAGTGGAAGTAGTGGTTCATCTGGTAGTAGTGGATTACTTTCTTTAACTGGTACAACCGATAATGGTGTAATTACATTAAATGGTTCAGCACCAAATGCAACGGTTGAAAGTAATTTAACATTTAATGGAAGTCTTTTACAAGTATTAGGTTCAATTGAAAATCCATTGGATAACACTGGTATTGTTGCTGGTAATGATAGAAATTTAGGATTTGTTAAAAAAGGTGGATTTGCTGCACATATTACAACAAACAATAGTGCTGATATTGTATTTTCAAAATTAAATCAAGCAACTATAACGCCTGCTAGTATTTCGGCAGGTACTCTTACTACATTAGCAACACTATCAAATGCCGGTAACTTTTCAGCGATTGGTACAATAACTGGTACAACTTTATATGTTGGTGGTGGTACAACTTATTATATCAATAATGGTACATCTAACTTAAATTCATTAGCATTAGGAAATACTGTTGAAACATTCCCATTATTAACTATGGGAGCAAGTGGTAGATATGCATTGGGTGTAAGTGGTGCATATACAAGATTATCGGCACATCCATCTGGTAATGGTGTACAATTGGGAAGTTGGGATGGTAGTACGTTTACTTGGAGATTACAAGCAAATAATGATGGTAATGTGTACGCACCAACATCATTTAGAGCACCTATTTTTTATGATAATGATGATGCCGGGTATTATGTAAATCCTGCTTCTACATCAAACTTAAACATATTAAGAACACAACAAGTAACAACACCATATCATAGTTTAACATCAGCATATTATGGTGGTAGTTCAACTCCAACAACTGGATATTTAATCACCACAAATATTGATTATGGAACTTTTAATATGCCAACGGTTATTATTGAAGGTTATGCGTATGGTAGTGGTGTACCTATACATTTAGAAATTGTTTGGTATGCATATAATAATAGTTGGGTTAGTTATTCATATGATAATTTAGGAGCTTGGGACCCTGGTACCATTTCAATTGGTACTAATGGTAGTAATAAAGTATGTATTCATTTATCAAATAACATCTACTATGGTAGATTTAATGTAAGATGTATATATGACCAGGGTGCTGCTTATTTAGAAAACTGGTCAATTAGCACAGCAACAACTTCTGGTTTGAGTAGAGTAGTAACTGTCCCTAAAAACTCAATAAATACAAATATTAGTGGAACTGCTGGTAGTGAAACATTGGCAACAGTAACTGCTAGAGGAAATGTTGCTAATGGTGATATTTACGTTCCCGGTTCTGGTAACTACTTTAGAGCTAGATATTCAACTGGTTCTGATATTTATCACGCATCTCTTAACTGGTATGGTTTACAATTGGGTAACAATGGTGATAACTATATTATAGCCGGTAGAACAAATACTGGTGGTAGATTAAGATTCTTTGTAAATAATACATCGGATTTTACATCTATCAATGGCACGGAAGGAATGCGTTTGGATAGTGATGGTAGATTATATTCTTATATAGATACGCGTTCTCCAATATTCTATGATAATAACAACACAAGTTATTATATGGACCCAGCGTCTACATCCAATATTGTAGCTTTACAAAGTGGTAATTTTTATGTAAATGGTACTGGATATGATACATCAAATGCAGACCAATGGCCATATATTTATTGGTTAAGAAATACAGGCGCTGGTTGGGATGAAGGATTAATTAAAAATAGTAGTAGTAGAGGTTTCTTTGCTAAAGCTGGATTTGGTATCCATATGGATTCAAGCAAAGCATTCCATATATTCTCATCTGGTTGGACAGCCAATTTTGGAGTTGAACATGGTGGTACTGCAATTGCTGCTGGTTCATTTAGAGCACCAATATTCTATGATTACAATGATACTGGATACTTTTTAGACCCAGGTACAACTGCAACTTCATTAAGAATAGCAGGTGGTATAAAACAACAAAATTTAGTAGGTAGACCATATGCAGTTTGGGGAGCAAGTGGTGGAGCAACTGGTGCAGTAGTTATTAAATTTCCTGGTAATATCAATAACTATGGTATGGTTCATGCGGAAATTGACCTGTATGAATATAGTGGAAATGCCGCGGCAACTGTAATAGTTGGTGGACACAATTGGAATGGTAACTGGTATAACTATAATGCGGAGGTAGTTGGACAAACTGATAAACCAGTAAGAGTTGGTTTTAAGGATGGACGATATTGTATTGTAATTGGTAATGGTTCATCTAGCTGGTCTTATGGACAAGTGGTATTACGAAAAATTCAAAATGGTTCGTATTATAGTGGAGTAATGGATGTTGCCGAAGGATATTCAGTAGCAATTGAATCCGATTCTTACTCTTGGATTTCTGGTGACCTTCGTAATTTAAGAACACCTGCATCATTTACTGCCGGAACTAATATTACGGCAGGTAATGCAATGTACGCACCTATTTACTATGATTCAAACAATGGTGCATATTATGTAAATCCTAATGGAGATTCTGTAATGGGTGGTATCAACTACAATGGTGGTACACACTATGTTAATAGTTGGAACAATGGTACTATGTACATCCGTTCATCACAAGGAGATGGTGGTATCTATGGTAGAGGTAGTGGTGGACAATTCCAATATCAATTATATGGAGATGGTGGCGGTAGCTATGGTTTCCTAAATGGTGTTTGGGCAAGTTGGGATTTAAGGAAAGCAAATGGTGGTGGTTTATACTTAAATAACCAATCATCATACTATATGGATGGTTATACATCATATATGGGACGTGTTTATGGTACTGCCGATATGCGTTCTCCAATCTATTACGATTTAGATAACACCGGATATTATACTGACCCTACTGGTACTGCTAGATTATCTTATGTGGCAGCCAATGGTGGTATTAGAGTTGATGGTAACGAAAATATTTATTTAGATTACAACTACGGACAATCAATCGTTGGTGTTTATACATCGATTAGATATCAGGGTGTATTCGCAATGGGTAATGCATACAAATTATCAATTGATGGTGCATCTACTGGTAACTTATATGGATTAGCTTGGTCACATCCAAACGCAGGAGGACAGGCCGGATTCTTAAATGACCACGGATTATTGGTGATGAACTATGGTACTACATTCGCAGCCATTTCATCTAGAGGTTGGTTTAGAAGTTCAATTCAGGCACCAATTTTCTATGATAATGATAATACTGGATATTATGTAGACCCAACCAGTACTTCAAATATGTATAGAATTTTCACTGTAAGTGGTGGAGGTTTAACTCTTAATGGTGGTGCTCAATTAGTATTAGGAGGTTCTGGTGCAACATTTGATAATGGTGTTGGTGCGAGATTAAGTGAATCTTATGGAGCTTTATGGAATTTTCAAAACTCTGCCACTTGGCATCATCAAATCATAAATGGTTCTTCTTTGGTTGGTTTCCAAGCATCTGGTACAAACTGGGGTAGTGGTAATATAATAGCATCTGGATATTTGAGAGGTACTATAATGTATGACCAAAATGATACTGGCTATTTTGTAGACCCCAACGGTCGTTCTCGTTTGGCATCAATAGATTATGGTAATGGTAGTTTTTACTTTGCCGGTGGTGATTGGGGTTGGAGACATAATACTTCATCAGGTTGGATTCAGTTTGGACCTGCAAATACTGGACATGCTCACATTTATACTGACCGTTCTAACTTCTATTTCAATGTAAACGATTTATATGCAAACGGATATAGAGTAGTAACATATGGATACAATTATGGCTCTTCATTATATGGAACTATTTTTTATGATTCAAACAATACTGGATATTATTGTGACCCAGATGGTACAAATAGATTAAACTTTGTAAACTCAAATAACCATTATATTCAACCGGGTTATATGTTGTATAGTGATATGGGAGGTTGGCAAGGTGAATACAATAAGATTCAATGGCACTCAACCCATATGTATTTCCAACAACAATCATCTGGATACTTTATCTTCAGAACTGATAGTGGTGCGGAAAGAGCATATATCAATAGAAGTGGTGACCTTTGGTTAGGATATTTGGGTTGGATGAGTAGTCACGTCAACCAATCGGTAAGAACTGATGGTAATCCAACATTTACAAACATATACATAAACGATTGGTTTAGACAAAATACGGCTAATGGTATGTATTGGCAACCATATGGTAGAGGATTTATGTCACCGGAAGGTGCTGGAAACTCATATGGTCACGTTTCAACATATGGTGGTGGACGTAGTGGTTGGTATGGATGGGGTGTAGCATCTACACATTGTTTAATGACTACAACCGGCGATAACTTTGGTTTACACGACAATAGATATAGTTGGAACTGGTATTGGGATGGTGGTGCATTTAACGTATATAGAGGATATACCTATTCAGTAGGTTCAATGAGAAGTCCTATATTCTACGATTCAAATGATACATATTATCAGGTTGACCCTAATGGTTTAACTCGTTTGAACTATATGTACTCTGGTGTGTACTATGATAGAGAAGATGGTAGTTGGTATGGTGATTTTAACTCATTCTCTCGTTTTAATAACGCCAACGTAAACTTCATTGCAACAACAGCAATGTACCAATTTGGTTTCCAAGCAAACTATGGTGCGTTTATGGGTTGTGGTTGGTCATTGGGTAACTCTAACTCAAATGGTCCATTCTTTAATGCGGTATATGGACAAGGTGATTATGGTTCTAGAAATACATACAATAACGCTGGACAAGTTTATGAGTGGTTTAACTACTACACACAAACTATGTCATTGGAAAATGGTGGACATTTAAGAACAAGAGGTGCACAATGGGAGTGGAATGGTTTCTCTGATAGAGATTTGAAAACCAACCTAAATGTAATTGAAAACGCATTAGAGAAAATTTCACAAATTAGTGGATACACTTACGAATTTGCTGAAAATACTCCAATGACAAACCATCCAATGCACGATATTGATGGTGCAGAAAATTATTCAGCAGGTTTAATTGCACAGGAGGTTGAAGCTATTCTACCTACTATTGTAAGAGACCAATGGGTTGATGATGGACCTGATACACCGGGTAGATACTATAAGAGTTTGAACTATAATGGTATTCACGGTCTAACAGTTCAGGGTATTAAAGAATTGGAAGCTAAAAGTGTGGCATTAGAAGAAAGAATTGCTTTCTTAGAATCTAAACTTGAACAAATTGAAGGTAGAATTCAAAATTTGGAAAATCAATAATTATAGTTATATAAGTAAAAATTATGGCAATTACATACGAATATAAAATAAAATCATTAGCAACCGGAACCGAACGAATAAACAAACAAGAGTTTCCAAATACTATTAGAGCTATTATTTGGGATTTGGTTGGTACGGATGAAAATGGTGATACAAAAGAATTAAAAGATGTTACAACATTTTTGAATTTTAAGACTAGACATACTGGTAGTTTTATAGCATTTAATAATTTAGGTGAAAGAGATATACATACTTTTTTAGAATCAACTACAAATATGGATGTGCATAAGGACAGTGTAGCTAGATTATTTGCACAAATTCCTAATTCAGAACCCGAACCAGTACAAAATGAAATAATGCCGTGGTATTTTAATGGCAAATCGATTGCAAACGAAACTAGTGGAAGTATTTAATTAATAAAAAAATGATAATTACAACAATAGAGGATAAAAACCTTTTTGGACAAACAATAAACGTAATTTTAACAAATGTATTAAGTTACGATTTGGGTAAAGATGATTGTAGATTACGATATGAATTACGATTTAGAGACCCAAATAGGGAATCAACTGCAGTACCTGATACAATTATTAATTCAGGTATTTGGCAAGTTCCGCAAGAAATTTTAGATGGTTGGACAGGTACTAATACCTATTTAGCAGAAAAAATATGTGAATCTTTTGATTTAACCCCAATTGAACACACCAATTACTAAAATTAAAATAAATAATATTTATAGTATATACAAACAAATAGAATTATGGCTTATACATACGAGTGGAAAATAAAAAACTTAAAAAAAGCAGTAAATGCAAATGATTTATCCGATGTTATTATTGGAACTCAATGGATTGTTACTGCAATAAATGAAAATGGATACTCTGCTTCTTTTAATGGTGCAACTCCATTCAAACCGGCTGATGTAGACCCTGAGAATTTTACTGCATTTGAAGATTTAACCGAAGAGCAAGTAGTTGGATGGATTAAAGGAGTTGTTAGTGGTTCAAATAGAGCAACTAATTATTGGGACCATATTCAGGGTCAAATTGAAAAAGAAATTACTAAAAATACACAAGTTCACGTAGAGTTATTATCTGGTGATTTGCCTTGGGCTTCTCATTCAATTGATACACCTGCAACTCCAAATGGTGTTCCCGGCAACTAAAAGGGTTTCTTAAAACAATCATTAAGTGTCCAATTCATAATTTTAATATAAAAATTGTGTTTTGGACATTTTGTTTATATTTATATGTGTAAATTGGAAAACCTTTTTACACACACAAAATAGAATTTTAGAGATAAAAAAATGGCAGAAAGAATTGTATCACCCGGTGTATTCACAAGAGAAAACGATTTATCCTTCTTATCGCAAGGAATCGGTGAAATCGGCGCAGCATTTATAGGTCCTTTTAAGCAAGGGCCGGCGTTCGTTCCAACTATTGTTAGAACGCAATCAGAGTTTGAAGATATCTTCGGTACTCCTGATGGAACATATTATACTGAATACGCAGTACAAAATTATTTGAGAGAAGCTGGGCAAGCAACTATCGTAAGAGTAGCGGGTATTACTGGATATGAGCAAATTGGTCCTTTGGGTATCTTTGCTAGTGGTAGTGGTGCAGATGATAAACTAATTGGTGTATTATATGCAACTAACACAGGTGCGGAAGATGTTCAAATTTCAGGTTCAATTGATAGTAACCCATCTAGTGTAGGTAGATTCCAAATCAGTATCTCTGGTTCTGGCGCAAACAATATTTTAGCTGCAACATCTGCTTCAATCGTTCCTTCAGACGCAAATGACCTTTCTGATATCTACGGAGAATCAGTAATCGTTGGTGCATCTGGTAAGCCGGTTTATACTTATGTTTACTTTGAAAATAGTGCATCATTATTCTCATTAAACACAACTGGTTCAATTTATTCAAAAGTTCTTCCAACGCAAGATTACACTGGAACAACTATTGACCCTGCATACCAAGCAGCTTCTACTCCATTTGTTAAATCACAATTGATTAGTGGACAAAGATATGATTTATTTAAGTTCCACACATTAGGACATGGAAATATGTACAATACTAAATTTAAGATTGGTATTTCTAATGTTAAAGCAGCCGGTGAAGATGGAGCAACTGATTACGCAACATTTACAATAACTGTTCGTTCTTATAGTGATACTGATAAGAGAAAAGTAGTTTACGAAACATTTAACAATGTGAATTTAGACCCATCTTCTACAAACTATATTGCTAGAAGAATTGGTGACAGATACATTACTATCGATGATAACGGAAAAATTACTGAAAATGGTGATTACTCAAACAAATCAAAATATATTAGAGTAGCAGTAACAGAGCAAGGTTCATTCCCTATTTCTGCTGCACCATTTGGACACGGAGCATATGTAAACCCAATTAGAACTGCAGATGCAGATGCAACTAAAGTTCCAGCGGTAGTTTACCAAACTGGTTCAATGACTAACTCAGCATCATCTCCAATTTATTACGCTGGATTTGATTTTGAAACATCTGGTATCAAAACCGATAACAAACAATACTTAAAACCATTAACTAATAATCCACAAACTGGTGCTAACGTTGATTTTGGCTTTGATGCTCAATTAACATTACAAATGACTGGTTCTAAATCGGATGATATGGTTAAGAGACAATTCATTTTGGCTTTCCAAGGTGGATTTGATGGTAACAACCCAACAATTGAAAACAAAAAAGGAGCTGATATTACAGCTGCTAACACACAAGGATTTGATTGTTCATCGGCAGGAGCAGGTGGTAGTTTAGCATACACTAGAGGTATCAACGCTGTATCTAATCCAGATGAGTGGGATATCAATATGGTTGTTGCACCGGGTATCACTTACCAATCACACCCATCGGTTGTTCAAAAGGTAATCGATATGGTTGAGAATAGACAAGATTGTTTCTATATTGCAGACTTTACTGATGTAGATGCAGATATTACAACTGCAACTGAAAAATCTAACTCGGTAGATTCAAACTATGTAGCAACTTACTACCCTTGGGTTAAGACGGTTGATAACAACACAAACAAATTAACTTCAGTACCACCATCGGTATTATTACCAGCAGTATTTGCAGCTAATGATAGATTAGCAGCAGAATGGTTCGCACCAGCAGGTTTGAATAGAGGTGGAATTACTGGCGCGGTTAGTGTATTAAATAGATTAACTCACTCTGAAAGAGATACTTTATATGAGAACAAAGTAAACCCAATCGCAGCTTTCCCTGGTCAGGGTATCGTAGCATTTGGACAAAAAACTTTACAAGATAAAGCATCTGCATTGGATAGAATCAACGTAAGAAGATTATTGATTACGGTTAAGAAATTTATCGCATCTACTTCACGTTACTTATTGTTTGAACAAAATACTTCAACAACAAGAAATAGATTCTTAAATACGGTTAATCCTTATTTAGAAGCTATCCAACAAAGACAAGGTCTTTATGCATTCAAAGTGGTGATGGATGAATCTAACAACACACCGGATGTAATTGACAGAAACATATTGGCTGGACAGATTTTCTTACAACCTGCTAAAACTGCTGAATTCATCATAATTGACTTCAACATTTTACCAACAGGTGCATCATTTAATGCATAATTAGGAAAAAACGAAAAACTAATATTTATTAATAACAAAATAGAAATTAAAAAATGGCAGAGATACTAGAGTTTGATAAGATGTTCTATACGAACTTCGAACCTAAAATGAAAAATCGTTTCATCATGGTAATTGATGGAATCGAATCATACACAATAAAGGCAGCAAATAGACCTACAATTCAATTTGAGAAGGTAACATTAGACCATATCAACATCAAAAGACAATTGCAAGGAAAAGGTGAGTGGCAAGATTTAGAGATTACTCTTTATGACCCAATCGTACCTTCAGCTGCACAAGCAGTTATGGAATGGGTTCGTTTATCACACGAATCAATCACTGGTAGAAAAGGATATGCTGATATGTACAAAAAAGATGTAGATATCTATATGTTAGGACCGGTTGGTGATAAAATCGAACAATGGAAATTGAAAGGTGCATTCATCACTTCGGCAAACTTTGGAGATTTAGATTTTTCTTCTAATGACCCAGCTCAAGTTACTGTAACATTAACATATGATTATGCTGTATTAGAATTCTAATCAAATATAATAAAAAGAAAAGGGATTTCCAATTGGTTATCCCTTTTTTTGTGTCAATTTTTTTATTTTGATGTATTTATATATATAAAACTAAATTATTAAAGTTATGGCAGAAAGTGCAAATGCAACTACAAGTAAATTTGAATTTCCAACCGAAATTATTGAATTACCATCAAAAGGATTGATATATTCAAAAGATAATCCATTGAGTAAAGGGACGGTTGAAATTAAATATATGACGGCAAGAGAGGAAGATATTTTGGCATCACAAAATCTTATTAAAAAAGGTGTTGTGTTGGATAAGTTATTTGAATCAGTTGTTGTTGAACCGGGTGTAAACATAAATGATATTTTTATTGGTGATAAGAATGCAATCTTATTGGCAACCCGTATTTTAGGTTATGGGGCAGATTATACAGTAGAAATTACTGACCCATTTACATTAGAAAAGCAAGAAGTAACAATTGATTTATCGAAAGTACAAACAAAAGATATTGATGAATCATTATTAAATCCTCAAAATGTTTACAAATTTACATTACCACAATCTAAAAAAGTAATTGAATTCAAATTATTGACTCACGGAGATGAGCAAGATATTAACAAAGATAATCAGGCATTAGAAAGGTTAAGTAAGGGAAATGGTAATACATCTGATGTAACAACACGTTTTAGATATATGATTTTATCGGTTGATGGTAATACTGATAGAGGATTTATCAACAAATGGATTCAAAATGGGTTTTTAGCATTAGATACAAAAGCATTTAGAAAGTATGTGAAGGAGATTAGCCCAGATTTAGACCTTAAATTCGATTTTGTATCAGATATAACAGGTGAAGTGGAGGCACTAGATATCCCATTTGGGATTAACTTTTTTTACCCTACCGCCTGATTACAAAACCATTCTTCATAACCAAATTTGGGAAATGGTTCATTTCGGTAACGGATTTAATTGGACAGAGGTTTATACAATGCCAATACATCTTCGAAGGTTCTATTTTAAGAAGTTGATTGATGTTAAAAAGAAAGAGGCGGATGAGATGAAAGCCGCTCAAAGTAAATCAAAAGGAGGAAGAGTGAGGATGGGATAGTCCTCACTTTTTTTTTATTCAATATTTATACTATATAAACACGTATAAATTATGTCAAATAATAATAAAAAACCCATTAATGAAGGTTTATTTGCCGGTGTTAGAAAATTTACTGATGCGTTTTTTGATGGATTAAAAACAAATACTGTGAATGCTGCATTGGAAAAGGCAAAACACAATAAATTACCTGCCGATATTATTGATGCAATGGAGCGAATTGAGGCTGAAAGAAATAGATTAGATAATATTATTAAAAAATATTCATAATAGTATATTAAAAAAATATGGCAGGAGAATCGGATAGACTTTCTTTATTAAGACAGATTGAGGAAACTGAATCAAATATAGAAACCTTACAGCGTCGTAGAGCGGCGGGTGAGGCTAATTTACGCGATTTGATTGAGGAACAAAAAAATCAAGTAAAAGAATTAGCAAAAGAATTAAAAAAAGTAAATCAATCACGATTAGATGGACTAAAAGATGCAGAGGCATCAAATAATAGTTTAACTGGCATATATACTAAATTAAGTCAGGCAGAGCAAAATAGAATTAATGCAATGGTGAAGGGGACATCTCTTACTACCGAACAAGAATCTATTATGCAACAAATGGCAGATGTAAATAGAAGTTTTGCACAAACTACTATTGAAGATGTTGCTGCTAGAGCTGCTCTTACAAACCAATTTAATGACCTTAGAAGCTCACTTGGTTATATAGAAGAAACGGATAAACATATACTTGATAATTTAGATACTCAATTTGCAATAGCAAATTCATTAGCATCCTTAAATAAAAATCAAAAAGAAGTATTAGATGGGCAAGTAGCAGCATATGAAGCTATTAGAAAATCAATAGATGGTGTTTTAGATACATTAGGCGTTTTAACTAGTGGGTTCAAAGGATTTTTAGCAACCGCATTAGCAGGTGCTGGTGCATTTGCTACTCAATGGGGTAAGGTTAGAGGTGAATTAGGTGGTATAAGTGAAATTGGTACTACTGCACTTTCTTTTATTGATGATAATGCAGTTACTAATGCAAGGGAGTTAGCTAAAAACTTTGGTGGAATAAATAATGTTAGTGGTGAATTGCAAGCAGCAACATCATTAATATCTACCAATATGGGCATTAGTGGGGTAGAAGGTGCTAAATTATTAGGTTCATTTGCTAGATTAAATGGTAATAGTGCCGAAGCGGCTCTAAATTTAACAAAATCAACACAAGAGTTTGCAAAACAAAATGGTTTAGTTCCTGCCGATTTAATGCAAGATGTGGCAAATTCTACCGAAGAGTTTGCATTGTTTGGTAAAGATGGTGGTAAAAATTTAATTACTGCAGCTGGGGCAGCAGCAAAAATGGGTGTTAGTTTGAAAACTATGACCAATGTTGCCGATAACTTATTGGATTTTGAAACATCAATAAGTAAAGAATTGGAGTTGGGTGCAATGCTAGGTAGAAATATTAATTTAGATAAGGCCAGAGCATTGGCATATCAGGGTGATATTGTAGGAGCAACGCAAGAAACATTACGTGCCGTAGGTGGTATAGATGCTTTCAATAAAATGGATTATTTCCAAAAGAAAGCAACGGCAGAATTGATGGGAACAACTGTTGAGGAACTACAAAAGATGGTTACTCAACAAGAAAATGCAAATACGGTAGGTGGACAATTGAACGAAAAGTTCAGTATGATGGGTGAGGGTATTAATGCAGGATTAAACAAATATTTAGGAACATCATTACAAGGTTTAAGTGGTATGGTTATTGCGGCCGGACAACTTGGTACTGGTTTTAAGGCTATGGATGATTTTATGGGTAATATTGGTACTAAAACTGCCAATACACTTAAAAATTTATTGATGTGGCCTATAAACAAAGTAAAGGGTATATTTGGAAAATCTCCTAGTGTTAGTGATTCGGCAACTCCACCACCTGTAGATAACAAAAAAACACCAGTTGATAGTGCTAATAAAATGAGTAAGATAAATGGAAATGCGCTTATTAAAGCAGCATTGGCATTAATAATATTAGCAGGAGCATTATATATAGCAGCAAAAGCATTCCAAGAGTTTGGAAGTGTTGAATGGGAAAGTGTTGCAAAGGGATTAGTTGGATTGATGGGATTGGTTGGTATTGCATATGTGTTATCAAAAATATCTGGTGATATGATAACTGGTGCACTCGCTATTGCAATATTAGGTGTGGCATTGATACCATTTGCGTATGCAATGCAAATGTTTGGTAGTGTGGATTGGAGTAGTGTAGCAGCTGCCGGTCTTGCTCTAATTGGATTTAGTGTTGCAATTGGTATATTAGGTGCAGCAATGTTGACTGGAGTGGGTGCAGCCGTATTTGGTGCAGGTATCGTTGCTCTAATTGCAATGGGTGGTGCATTAACAATATTGGGACTTGGTTTACAAACAACTGGTGCTGGATTTGCATCAATTAGTGGTTCGTTACCTATGATACTTGATAATATAGCGGCTATTGCAGCCATAGATTTCTTACCAATATTAGGATTAGCAGGTGCATTGATGGCATTATCGGTTGCATTAGCAGCCATAGCGGTTACTGGTATGATGGCTTTACCTGCATTAGCAGCATTAAGTTTCTTTGGTGGAATGGGTGCAGCAGTAGGTGGTGCGATTGGTGGTGGAGAAGATGCTAAAATGGATGAGTTAATTGCCGAAATAAAAGGTTTAAGAGAAGATATGGCATCAGGTAAGATTGGTGTAAATATGGATGGTAAGAAAGTAACCGCCGGAGTTTCAAGAGTAGTAGCTAATACAAGCACAAACGCGTATCATAAAAAATAATGGGTAAATCGATATTAGAACTTTTTAAAAACCAAAAATTAACTAGTGGTCAAACTGGTGAAAAACAATATGATATTCGTAATAGTAAAGATATTGATATATCATCATCAAATGGTGCTCTAAACGCAACATCCTTTGCTGCGGTAAATAAAATAAGAAAAGGTAAATTATCCGTACAAAGAGGAGAAACATTTATTGAACAAGAAACAACTGGTTTAAGACCTTTAAGATTACTTTCCGAACCAATCATCTATGGTACTGATATAATTCGTATCAACACTCAAACTACCACAATGAAAGATGTTATGAAAGGTGGTACTGGTGCAGTAGGAAGTGGTAATGGTATTATTGGGGATTTAGTATCTAAAGTAAAATTAAAAGGATTAGAATTAGCATCAAAAATAGGTATTAAACTACCATATGAGTTAATTCCAACCCGAATAGTTCAAGATAATGAGTTTTTAGCAGGTAAAGAATCAGATACGATGCTTACTTTGGCTAAAATTAAAGGAGATAGTGCGGGTAATTTAGTTGGTAAATTTTTAGCAAATAATGCAACCGGTACACCATCTCAAATTGGAAATGCTATTATTGGTGGTGGGATAGATTTACTTAAAAACGAAGTAAAAAAGAAATTATTGGGAAGTGGATTACCAGACCAAAAAGTATATGCTGCAAAATCCCCAACTCAAATTCAATACGATAGAGTTGCACCTTATTCAAAGACAGTAGATGCTAAATCTGCAGATGCTTTAACTAGACACGATTTATCATCATTATTAGTTCAAAGAGATTCAAATCAAAAAACAGCTGATAAAGGTGGAAGTTCTACTGATAAATTAAAAGCTGGTAGTAGATTACCAGAACCACCGAAAGAAACTGCACCATTAAATACTGCAAATCAACCATTTGCATCAATAACGGATAAAATTAATTCCGTAAGAGGTAGTATGTTAAGTAGTTTAACTGCTGGTAGAAAAGAAGGGCAACAAATATTAGCAAGAACACCATTAGATAAAGTTCCACAAAAAGATGATGGAACGCCGGTAAAAAAATCGGAAACTATTGATGCATCTGCAGATGATATTAAGTTAAGAAATGATTTATCTTCAAAGATAATGATGTTGTATAATGAAAAGAATCCTGCATATGCAACTACCGGTCCAACAAAAGATGAAACAAAAAAATATTCTAAATTAAAAAATGAAGAAAGAGTTTCGATGGCGGTTGCACGTAGAATGGGATTTGGTTATGGTAGAGATTTAGCTGATACTGGTGATATAATAAACAATACATTAGAATATAGTGGTCAATCTGGTAAAGATGCAAGAGGTGGTGATTTAGATGATTATGATTTTATACCATTAAAGTTCTATTCAGTAGCTCAAAATAAAACAGTTCAATTTAGAGCAACATTAAGTGGATTATCTGAAACAACATCTCCATCGTGGGATAGTAATAAATTTATGGGTTCTCCTTTTAATTATTACACATATACAGGTATTGAAAGAAGTGTTCAGTTTAATTTTAAAGTTTATTCTTTAAATGCGCAAGAACATATGGCTGCTTGGAATAAATTAGATTTCTTAACATCATTAGCATACCCACAAGGATATCAAACAGTTGGTGTAATTGCACCAATTATTAAATTAACATTGGGTAATATGTATGTTGGTAAAACTGGATTTGTAGAAAGTTTATCATATACAATTGATGATAATGCACCTTGGGAAATTGGTTTAGATGAAAATGGAAATAGAGATGGTGATTTAAAGAACTATAAATTACCTAGAGTTGTAGATGTTTCCATAACTGTTAAGTTTATTGAAAATAAATCAACTACAAATACGATTGGTACTTCGGTAACTTTATATGGGATTAAACCATATAAAAAAGTTGCCTTAAAACAAGCAGAAGATAAAAAAGATACTAGTACTGATATTGCCGGAAGTAATACAAATACAACAACCGCAGGAAGTGTGGTAGCAGCTGCTAATATTGATTCTAAAGGAATATTGGGAGGTGTTGATACTACAATTGTTGCAAAAACTGATTCATACTTAAAAGGTTTATCTGGTTTAACTGGTGTAGGTAAAACAACTGGTACGCAAGTTGCTGGTTTAGGTATAGCAGGTCCTGCATTATCAAAAGAATTTGCAGCAGCTACTATGAAGTTTGATGGTATGAAATCAGTACAGGGCATAACTGGTAAATTCCAAACACCATCAATACCATCTACTTTATCAATACCACCATTTAATGTAGGAAGTGCTATAAAACCTAGCGCATCTCCATTTAACGCAAATGGTACAATTGCTAGTCCATTTGCACCAAACTTAAAGACAAACTCATTTAGTTTACCAACACTAACTACGGTTAATAATAATGTGAGTAAAAGTGAAAAACCAGCAAAATTAAGTAGACGAGAAACAAAAGAATTAGAAAAACGATTGGCAGAACAAACATTAATTAATAATAAAGCTGCATATGAATCTTTAAGAAATTCTGCTTTAAATTTATCTGGTTTAGGAAAATAAATTAAATAATGGATAATAGATACGAATTTAATAGTACAAAAACTACAATAGATGGTAGAACTGTGTTTAAACCAGTAATACCACCAAATATTCCATTAAGAGATGATGATATCTATGTTGCAACCGAAACGGGTGATAGATTAGATACATTAGCAAACCAATTTTATGGTAATTCATCTTTGTGGTGGATAATTGCAGCTGCCAACAATTTGCATGGTGCTATGTTTGCAGTACCCGATGGGACAGTATTACGAATTCCACAAAATTATATTCAAATAAGCTCTGCGTTTATATCAAATTCAGAAGATATAGAAAATGATAATTTAGAACTCTAATGTTATGGCAATATTTCCAGATTTTTCAAATGTAAACGGCTTTGTAGTATCCGAATTTAATCGTAGAATGGATAATACACAATATGTATCTAGCTTAAATAGTTGGATACGCGTTTCCTCTGGTGTAGGTGCCGGTTTGATAATGCAATCAAATGCAAATTTTAGTTTATTAAAAGCGGCAGGTGTTAAAACTGGTGCTATCTATGGTAATGCCGCAGAAAGTGGTGTGTTAGGGGTAGATTGGTCTGGTAATGCAGTAAGTGTTGGTGTGGATGTTGGATTAAAACCATCTCCAATTGTATCATCATTTGAATGTGAAGAGGGTGGTGGTACTGCAACTCTTTCTAGAAAAGCAACATTTAAAATTACAACATTTACGCAAAAACAATGTGATGCGGTTTGTAAATACTTTTTAGAGCCAGGATTTACTGTTTTTATAGAGTGGGGTTGGAATCAACCAGAGGCATTTACGGGATATAGTGATAAATTATCAGCAGCCTATGTTGTAAGTTTTAATTCAATTAAAAATTTACAAAGTAGAAGACAAAAGTGTAAGGGTTTATACGATAACTATTTAGGATTTATTACAGGTGGTAGTGTTGCTGCTAATGGTGATAAATGGGAAATAACGGTAAATTGTACGGGATTTCCAGAATTACCTGCATATTTGATGGTTTCTGACAAAGTTACATCAAAAAAATCCGATGTAAATAAAGGACCGGCTGCAGTTAGTTTTGTAACATCTACTATACAAAATGAAACGGATTTGGGTAAAAAAAGATTTATGATGATGTTTAATCAATTACCATCAAATCGAAGAAGTGCGGCGTTACAAGCAAAACTATTTAAAAATCCTAATATGTTAGCCGCAATCAATTATGTAAATTTTGATGAAGCGGTTAGAGAAAATTTCCAATCAATTGCAGGTGATAGTGTATTGGCAAAGGCAGAGGGGTTTCTTTCATTTGGATTGGTTAATGGAACTACAACAGTTGGAGTGCAAGATTCATATCAAGTAAAAGACGGAGAAAGCGGTGAGCCGGTTGCAACGGAAAAAGTTGATTCGGTTGAAATACCAGATGGCACAAAGTTAATTGGAGAAGAAAAATTTATTAGATTTGGTGCTGTAATGGAAATCATAAATAATGTTGGTGCAGTTGGTTATGTAGTTGGTGGTAAACTAGTAAAATTTAGAATAGAAAGTAGAGAATGTATATGTTCTGCATTTAAAAAAATATTTAGTACGGATAAAACAAAATTATTTATACCAAACGCAAATACACCAAAGTTTTCAATAGCAGAAGCTCTTAATTCACCAAAACCACAAACTGATTTTACAGCCGTACAAGACAACTCTGTAAAATTTGGTGGAATAGAAATAACTTTCCCATATAAAGGTACACTTACAAATGGAGTAGTAAGTGGTGGAAGTAAAGGTGGGTTTAAAGTTGGACTTGTAGATAAATCATTAGGTACAACTGGTGTAACAAAACCAACTGGTGAATTTGGATTTTTAGATGACCTTTATGTAAATTTTGATTTTGTAAAAGGTATAGTAGAAACTAAAAACTTTTTAATGAAAGATGCGTTATACCAAATATTAAATGGTATATCATCGGCAGCTGGTTCAGTTTGGGATTTTCAAATTGTAGAACAATCAAATGCAGCCGGTACGGATGTGATTTTAAAAATTGTTGATTTGAATTTTGTAGCAAAACAAGATAATCCGTTGGCCGGTGTTATGGCATTACCAATGACTGGTCCAAATTCCGTTTTTATAGATGCATCTTTAGATTTAGATATTAGTGGTGCAAAAATGAATCAAATAATAGGTTCTAGATTAGGTACTAAAAATAACTCATCTTCTCCATCAACAACCGGTGCTTTGTTTGCAGTTGGATTAACCGATATGGTGCTAAATGGTATTCAAATGGAAAAAGAAGAAACTTTAAAATTAGCAGAATCGGCAGGTACAACGGATGAATCTTCCGTAAAAAAAGAAGAAAGTGGACAAGTTAAAAAACCAGATGGTACAATTGAACAAAACCCTTTTGATAAAGCACTAGGGAAACTGGCTAAAGGTTACAATTCAGTTGCTGGTGTTTTTACCGATGACAAGGATAAAATGTTTACAATGGGATTAGAACAGGCAAAAGTAGATGAAACTAATGCTGCAATTGAACAAGAAAAAGAAAGAAATTTTAAATTATTTTTAGATAAAGTAGGTGTTTACCCTAGAGTTCAATTTACAAAAGATTATTCGGTAGATGCAACTGCAGAAGGTTTTAATTTATATGATACTGTATATATTGGTGCTTTAAATGATTTGACAGTTTTTGAACATTTAAAATTAGGATATGAAATCATAAGTGATGTTGCTGATAATAATACCGGTCCTATAATGCCAATTGAATTTACATTTACGGTGCATGGTATTAGTGGAATGAAACGTGGTGATAAATTTAGAATATTAGGTTTACCTGCAAAGTATTCAACTGCTGGATTTTTTCAAGTAATGTCAATAAAACATACAATTGATGGTATGTTGTGGAAAACGGAAATAAAAGGAGGTTTTAGACAAGTTTCAATAAAAACTGCTCAAGCAAATGTTAAAAACAATAAAAAATAACTATGAATATTAATAGATTTGATAAATTAGTTAAATTACCAACCGAATTTAAAAAAAGTGATATTAAACCATCCGTTGCTACTCCTAAAAAAAGTGATTATGAGCAAGGGTATGTTGTTAGATATTTTGCTCAAAAGGTAAATGATAAAAATTCACCGGTAATTGAAATTGATAGAAAAGAATTTTCATCGTTAATAGATAATACATTTTATATATCAGTTGATTTAGATTGGGTTATTAGTGGTGATGAGAGTAAAGTAAAAGAGATGAATTTCAAATCAGTTAAGTACGCATCACAAAAATTACCCGCAGTACAATTATATCTTCCAAACTTTTTACAATTCTATAAAAGATAATTTGGAAATTACAAATATTTATCGTATATTTGTAAAAGTTCTTTAATATATGGGGATGACCGGCTTTTGACAGGTATGAAGACTGGTTGTATTGATGCAAGTAAGGTTAGATGGAAACCTTTGAAGACCTATCAAACAATAAGTGCAGACGTAGAATTATCTACAATGACTTTCGGAGATGCTATGGCATGGATGGAGTCTTTCGATTACGCAGTAGCTGCCTAATCGCTCCCGCATCACTCGTGGGAATTAAAAAGAAGTGAAAATTTTAAGTTTACCGAAACTCTAAATCGGTTGGTGGAATCTGCTGACTTAACCAGTCGGCCCCAATTCTTTTGGAGTGTTAGTAAGATAAAACACTATCCTAAACTTGTGAACGATTTACATTAGAAACTTATCTGGACGCGGGTTCGAATCCCGCCATCTCCACCAATCCCACTTTTCCATTTGGATTTGTGGGATTTTTTTTGTATATTTGTAAAATGCAGGTTATAGAAACATTGAGTGAGGTACAAAACCTTATTCCTTTACTGAATACACAAACATCTTATTGGTTTCCAATGTGGGTTGATATGGGCAAACACCCTATGAACACACAACTTTCATTTGTTTTTATTAGAGTAAATAGTGGGGATTATATCATTACACTCAAACATACCGATGCATCTCCTCTCACAAAAGCCGATTTAGAAACTATTTGGGATACCGATGGTGAAAAGTGGGTATTTGGAAAGAAAAAATGGTTACAAACAATTAAAAGTAAAAAAGAGTGTAACGATTTCGATACATATCATTACTTATCCAAACATTCAGTATTCGATTACGAAAAACCATTCCAACCAATCATCAATAGTTTGACTCTCTTGGGTTATCATAGTGATATAGTACAATCTTTACCTTTACTTAAATTAGGAGGTGTTATAGAGCAAATAATGGATGAAAATCCAATTGGTGAATTACCTACTAACTTTGATTGGTATAATAACATATGTATTCCAGTTTTATCGAGAATTGAGGAATATGGGGTTCGGGTCGACAGGGAAAAAATTATTGATAGATGGTCTCAATCAACAAAACATATAACCGCATCTAACACCATCTATACCGAATACAATCCATACACCACCACCGGTCGTCCATCCAATCGGCACGGAGGAATTAACTTCTCTGCCCTAAACAAAACCGATGGCTCTCGTGATTGTTTTGTAAGTGATGGGATATTTCTACAAATGGATTATGATGCGTATCACCCCCGCATCATTGGTAAGTTGATTGGGTTTGAATTACCTAAAACATCCGTTCACCAATGGTTAGCAGACCAATACGGGTGTGAGTTGGGGGAGGGTAAGGGTATTACATTCCGTTTACTATATGGAGGTATCGATGATGATTTCCGCCAAATACCATTTCTTAATGGGGTAGCTGATTATATTATTGGATTGTGGGATAAGAGTGTAAAGCAGGGGTATTTACAAACACAATACCGAAAAATACCACTAAACCTAATAGAAGACCCGAATCCACAAAAGGTATTTAACTATCTTCTACAAGCAATTGAAACTGAAATGAATATTGATAAATTGCGTAGGATTTTGGATTACATTGAGGGTAGTGATATTTGTTTTAGCTTATATACATACGATTCATTCTTATTTGATGTTCCTATGGATGTGGATAAGAATAAGATTAAAGATTTGAAAGAAATCATTGAGGTGGGTGGGTTTCCTATCAAAGCGAGTTGGGGATTGGATTACGGAAAAGTGTAAAAGTGGATATTTATAGTATATACAAAACAATACTATAACATATGAAAAAATTAGGTTTAGGTCTATTGTTCTTTTTTACATTAATTGTTGTAAAAGCGCAGGACATCGTAGTAATCAAACACACAAACTACACAACACACTTCAGTAAATCAAAAAGATACCCAGTATTAGTAGAATGGGAAACAACAAAAGCAATGGTAGGTTGCCCAACTCCCTTAAAAAGAAAGGATAACTTTAAGCCAGACCCACAATTACCTGCTGAAACAAATATAGGAGCAGATTATGTAAAAAGTGGATATGATAGAGGACACGTAATGCCAGCCGCTGATAACCTTTGCCAAACTCCGGCGGTGCAGGATGAATGTTTCTACTTTAGTAATATGGTAGCACAAACACATAGATTAAATGCAGGGGATTGGAAATCATTAGAAACTGCAACTCGCGATTGGGCATTGATTAGTTCAAAAGTAAAAGTATGGAGTGGTTCAGTTGGAGAACAAAAGAAAATAGGTAAAGTATCAGTTCCTACTCAATGTTGGAAAGTAGTTTTAGTGGCAGGTAAATACCATGCATATCTATTCAACAATGATGTATCAAACCCTGATGGATTCCAAAATAACGAAGTATCAGTAGCACAAATAGAAAAATTGACCGGATATAAATTTAAGTAAAATGTCTTTAATTAACGATATAATAGCAGAGTGGGCATATAGAGTAGATAATGGTATGCCAAACCCAAAAAACTCAAAACATTTAGATGTATTATCATCCGTATTGAGTGAAATGGGATTAGGAAACATAAAACACGAACTATTAAAAAATTTAAGGGAAGCAGGGGATGAAACATTTACTGCAACCAAAAAAGATACTGGTGAAACGGCAGTATTCAAATCAAAAGAGGCCAGAGATGCAGCAGTAAAAGATGGTACTCACATAATGCCAAAGGGTGAAAAAGAAGCACCACAAAAAGCAGCAGGTTCGGATTTGTTTGGTGCAGATTACCAAGCACAAAGAGGTGGGGGAGAACAAACCCCACAACAAACTACACAACCAACAGCAGAACCAAAGGCTAAACCATCTACGGATAGTGAAGTTCAAAGTTTAGATTCATTATTAGGCGGTATTGATGATACTGCTGCTACTACAAAAGCAAAAGATGCAGTAAAAGCAGGTGCACAAGCAATAAATGACCAATTAGAAAAATTGGCAAATGACCCAAAAAATCCACACGCGGAATCTCATAAGAAAGTACAAGCATTAATGAATAAAATGTTTGCTGGTCAAAAATTAACGGAGGAAGAAAAGGATTTTTTACAACCATTTGTTAGAATTGCCGAACCAACTGCAAAAAAGCCGGATACTGCCAAATACTATATTGCAAAAGAGCCGGGTAATTTCAAAGGAAACAAACGAGTTAAAGTTGAGGTAGGTGGTAAAGGTGGAAGTACACCAACATATGCCGCATTTAGACAATTTACCGAAAAAGGTGGATTATCACAAATGTCAGCATCTACTTTTGGTACAAAATTAACAACTGCAAATCAAACATTTGTGGATGAAAGTGGTAAAACAAAATTAATTCAGGGTGCAGATGGTAAACCATTGGCATCGGTTGATAAAGATGAAAATGGCCAAATAACTGCGGTTAAAATTGGTGCTACAACTATTGCAAGATTGGATGAAAATGAACCAAATATTACACCTGAAGAAAAGAAAGTAAGACAAAGAAACAATCGAAATATGGATGAATACTCCAAAGCGATTGAAAAAGGTGATTTACAATTCATTGATATGGATAATGGTGTTTCACCGGATACTCCAGAAAATAGAGTTACAGTTATTAAAGGTGCATTGAATGGTATGGCAGGTAGATTGAGAAATCTAGCCAAAAAAGAGGGTGTAAATGATGAAAGAGTTACAAAACTTATTGATTCAATGGAAGAATTTGCACAAAGAGACCCTAATGAAAATCCAGAACAATGGTTTAAGGATTTGAATGGTTTAATGTCTTCAATTGCAAATGATGAGGGTGAACCATCGCTAAAAGAATGTTGGGCAAACTATGCAGAGGTATATTCTGCAATTGTAGAAATGCACGATGGTGGTAGAGGTACTCAAAATGGTGCATGTGCTTTATTGCCAGAAAGTACAACATTGGAAACTGTTGATGTGATTACAATTAATACAAATGGTGCAGGTGAAAGAAAAATTGTAACATTGGATGGTAAGAGTGTTAAAAAAGGTGTAGGTGGAGCAAGTGCTTTAACATCTAAAACTGAAAAATCTACTTACAAAGATGACCCCGATGGTACTAAAAAAGAAGCCATAATAGAATTATCAAAATCGCACGATGATATCTATCGTATGAAATTAGATGAACCTATGGATGGACACGTTGAATTACAAACTAAATATAGAAATACCTTAAAAGATAAAGCAACATCTTTGGGAGTTAGTGATGAATTTATTGCAGGTGTTGAAAATAACCTTAAAGAACCAAATGGTGCGTGGAAATCGGTAAATGCGGCAGAAGCGGCAATAAAAGAACAAAGAACTAAAAAAGGTAAGGATATTGATGGGGAAACAATGAAAAAAATCCGTATGAGATTAGAGAGTTACTATATGTATTCACAATTATCTCACGAAGCATACAATACAAATGTAGATGTGCAAGATTTTAGTAATGATAGTATTCTTTCACAATCGGGCGATAGAGGTGGTGCGGAATTAGTAAAAAACCACGATATTAAGATTGATTCATCAAATGGTGTTACTATTTTAGCGTATATTAGACCAGAATTTAATGTTGGAACTTGGGGAGATGAGGGTAGAAGTGGTAATGCCGGTGCAGGTAGATTCCATAATGCACCTAAAAAATAACTCAAAATAGCCCTTTCATTTGTAATTTGATATTTATTTACGAATATCGAATTACAAACGAGAGATAGATGAAGACACAGTTACTTTGCACGTTTACAACAAAAGAAGAGTTACAAAACACTCTACAACAAATTAGAGAAATATACCATATAGTTTACAACTATATTTATATTCTACAAAACAAATCCAATTTAGAGGAATTGTTTATCACATACAACATAGATACAGCTTTCCAACCGGCAACTCCGTTGGAAAATACTATATTAATACATAGAAAGAAGGAATCTAATACCTTATATACAATCAATGCTCTTAACGAATTAGTTAAAGAGGAGAATGGTGGGGTATTAAATTCTAACTTTGTGATTGATTGGCCTAAATTTAAGAATTCAATCATATTAACAAATGCAACCGGAACTAAAAAGATACAAACTCGTGTTTTTGAGGTAATATCATTTGGTGAGGAAAAAGAAGAAGTTACAACCACTAATTAAAAAATATTTGAGAAATGTTATTAAAAAGAGGGGATAACAACGAAGATGTAAAGAAATTACAAGCCAAATTGGGTTTAGAACCAATTGGTAACTTTGGTCCTAAAACGGAAGATGCTGTAAAAGCTTGGCAAGCAAAAAATGGTTTAACTGCCGATGGTATTGTTGGACCTAATACTTGGAACAAAATTATGGGTATTACCACAGTTCCAAAACCAGTAGCACAACCAACCGCACCTGCACCACAACCTGTTGCATCTGCGCCGGTGGCAAGTGTAGCTGGATTAAATTTGGCAAAATTAAAAGGACACGTTCCTGATAATGTAATTGCAATGATACCTGATACCGCTGCAAAGTTTGGTATCAACACACCATTAAGATTAGCACATTTCCTTGCACAATGTGGACACGAAAGTGGAGGATTCCGTGCAACACAAGAAAACTTAAACTATTCGGCAAAAGGTTTGATGGGTATATTCAAAAAGTATTTCCCAACTCCAGCATTAGCAGCCGCTTATGAAAGAAAGCCGGAGAAGATTGCAAATAGAGTATATGGTGGTAGAATGGGTAACGGTCCTGAAAGTAGTGGAGAGGGATACAAATTTAGAGGAAGAGGATACATCCAATTGACTGGAAAAGAAAACTATACTGCATTTGGTAAATCAATCGGTGAGGATATGACAGTTAATCAGGATAAAGTATCTGGTCCATACGCATTATTATCAGCAGCTTGGTTCTTTTCTAAAAACGGATTACATAAGATAGCAGATGAAGGAAGTTCGGATGCAGTTGTAACAAAAATTACTAAAAGAGTAAACGGAGGTACAATTGGTTTGGCAGACAGAATTAAACATTTCAAAGAATACTATCACTTATTAGCATAAAAAGAAGGGGGATTTAATCCTCCTTTTTTATTTCACAATATTTATAGTATATAATAAACACATTTTCAATGATTAGATTATCAAACTTAATAACGGAGGCAGATGAAAAACAATTCACCAACCCTGCGTTAAATAAAAAGATAAAATATACCGATAAGGATGGTAAACAAAAAGAAAATTCAGTTGGTAATTTATTAAGATTAGCAAAAGATAATCCTGGTAGATTAGCAGCGGAAAAAACACTTCCAAAGCCAGGTACTCCTGAAAGAAAATCTATAAATCGTTCATTGGGTAGAGAAAAAGATGGTAAATCAGTAGCAACTGCCAAAAATACAAAAGTTGGTGGAGATACAAAACCAGAAGCACCTGCTGCAAAAGGAGCAGAACCACAAAAAGCAAGCCCTGCTGCAATGTATAAAGGTGATGTTGCAATGGCTGCTAGAATGGATACTGAAAAAGAAACACAAGCTAAATTGGCAAAAGATGCGGAAGCTGAAAAGGCAGCACATTCATCGGATGGTGGTGATGCTGAAGCCGGATTAAGAAAAAATGTGAAAACCGCAGTAACAAAACCAAAAGTATATGCTAGAGCAATTAAAGATGGTATCAAAGATTGGGTAGAGGAGGAGAAGGCATTTTTCAAAGAAAAAGTACATAAAGGTAATTCACCAGAAAGAAGAAGTTGGGGTAAAGCATTAAAAGATAAAGCAGTTGGTGCGTATCATGCTCTTAAAAAAGGATTCCAACACGAAGTTCATACATTCAAAGATGCTGCAACCGGAATTGCAATGTGGAAAGATGGTATTGAAATGACCGAACCACAAAAGAAAGCCGTAAAAAGTGTTGCTAAAAAGTTTGCATTAGGTGTTGGAATTGGTATTGTAACGGGTGGATTGGGTGCTGGAGCAGGTGCATTTGCTATGAAATGTATGAGTGGTTTCATACCACACGTTGTTGAAGAAACTATCATAGCAGGTGTTGGTAAAGCAGCATTATTTGCCGGTGATACTGATATTGATGAAGAAAAGGCAATGGAACAATTTCTTTCAGCAGTAGCTGATAATTTAGAAAAAATGGATATACCACCTAAAATATTAGCAAAGGCAGTTGAAGAATACAATGCAGAAAAGAAAGGTGAGGGTATCACACAAAATGAAGCTAGATTGGCAGTTAATCAACTTCAACAATTAGTAAAAGAATCAATCATACGATAAACAAAAGGGAGAACGAAAGTTTTCCCTTTTTTGTTTGGATTTGTAACAAATTATTGGTATCTTTGTTACAATTATATGAAGAAAAACACCATTGAAAAAAACTTAAAAAAAGATTTGGATATGTGGATTTTTCTTCCTATCTTTGTGACATCGTTATATTTATATAAGACGTCGGTGTAGGAAAGACACCCAAATAAAACCATAAAACATAAACTCTTAAAACTTAAACGAAATGGCTATTAATTTAGATGCTATCAGAGGTAGACTGAACAAACTACAAAGCACAACTTCTAAAAAAGTAGAATTGTGGAAACCAACACCGGGAAAACATCAAATCCGATTAGTTCCCTATAAGTTCAACAAAGATAATCCTTTTATCGAACTTTATTTTCATTACAATATTAACAACAAATCTTATTTATCTCCGCAATCGTTTGGTCGTCCTGACCCAATCGTTGAGTTTTCCGATAAACTAAAGCGCATGGGTGATAAAGAAGATTGGAAAGCCGCAAAACAAATGGAGCCAAAACTTCGTACATTCGTACCAGTATTAGTACGTGGAGAAGAAGGAGAAGGTGTTCGTTTTTGGGGATTTGGTAAGACAGTGTACCAAGAGATTTTAGGATACATTGCAGACCCAGATTATGGTGATATTACTGACCCAAATGAGGGTAGAGATATCGTTGTTGAGATTGTATCTGCGGAAGATAGTGGTACATCTTATCCAGTAACTACAATCCGCGTTAAACCAAAAGAAACTCCTTTGGCTGATACAAAAGAGGATACTGAAAAGTTCCTTAACAACCAAAGAGAAATCACCGAACTTTACCAAGAACTTACTTATAGTGAGTTGAAAGGAGTGTTAGAAGGTTGGTTAAATCCATCGGCTGGTGGTGATGAAGAAGAAGTAACTTCAGCATCGGCACAAACCTTATCTTCTACCGCATCACCTGCAGAATCAGTAGTTCCTACACCAACACCAAAAGTGGAGGCAGTAGCGGAAGCACCAGCACCGGCTAAAAAATTAGACGATGTAACATCTGCATTTGATGACCTATTCAACAACTAAAAAACGTAAGTTATGGCAAAAAAGGAAATAGAGTTAGCAGATATACTTGCCGAATCTCTAAACAAACAATCTAAAGACCAGAAAGTGGCATTCTTTTTGGATTCGGATGAAGCACCTACAAATGTGGAGGGTTGGGTATCAACCGGAGCATCATTGTTGGATGTGGCTATCTCAAATCGCCCTTATGGTGGATTGCCTGTTGGTAGAATTACCGAAGTTACTGGGTTGGAGCAGAGTGGTAAATCACTCCTATCCGCCCACCTTCTTGCCGAAACGCAAAAATTAGGTGGATTGGCAGTATTAATTGATACTGAAAATGCAGTAAGTGCGGAGTTCTTACACGCAATTGGAGTAGATGTATCTAAAATGCTTTATGTAGCAGCTGAAACTGTGGAAGAGTGTTTTGAGTTCACCGAAACAATTATCGAAAAAGTTAGAACTGCATCGAAAGATAAGTATGTAACTATTGTAGTGGATTCAGTAGCAGCAGCATCAACTAAAAAGGAGATGGATGCTGATTACGATAAAGATGGATACGCTACCGATAAGGCAATCATTATCTCAAAAGCAATGCGTAAAATCACTAACTTAATTGGTAGACAGAAAATCACTTTGGTTTTCACAAATCAGTTAAGACAAAAGATGAACGCTATGCCATTCTCTGACCCGTGGACAACTTCTGGTGGTAAGGCAATTGCTTTCCATGCATCGGTTCGTTTACGATTGAAGAGTATGGGAACGATTAAAGCAAAAGACAAGAACGGAAATGAACAAATTGTAGGAATTAAAGTTCGTTGTCAAGTTGTAAAGAATCGTATGGGTCCACCATTACGTTCGGCAGATTTTGATATCTTCTTTGATAGAGGTATTGATAACTACGGAGCTTGGTTGGGCAGTATGAAAGACAATAACTTACTTAAACAATCTGGTGCTTGGTACACTTATGTGGATACCGATACCGGTGAGGAAATTAAGTTCCAATCGAAGGATTTTCCTGAATTATTGGAAGCTAATCAATCAGTTAAAGACCAAATCTACAAGCGTATTTGTGAGGCAACAATCTTACAATACAAAAAAGGTTCAATCGATAGTGATGAACTATTTGTAGATTCACAAGTTATTGGAGATTAATTAACTAATATGTTACAAACAAAATGAAAGAACTTTACAAAAAATTACTTAATGAGGTTGAAACTGAACACAATTCTAGTGCCGATAGGGTAAGGAATAGTAGAGTTCTTGTCATTGATGGACTAAACACCTTCATCCGTAGTTGGACAACCAATCCTACGATGAACGAAGATGGTGACCACACGGGTGGAGTTGTTGGTTCATTAAAATCAATTGCATACGCAATCAGACAATTTAATCCAACACGGGTAGTTCTTGTCTTTGATGGTAAGGGTGGTAGTGATGGTAGAAAAAAAATATATGGAGGATACAAAGCCGATAGAGGTAAAAATCGATTTAGAGTTAATCGGCAGTATCCAGAAATGATGACCCAGGAGGATGAGAATATCTCTATGAAACGTCAATTTGTATGGTTGGTGGATATTTTAGATAATTTACCAATTACAACAATGATTTACGATGGGATAGAAGCAGATGATGTTATTGGACACATTGCTAAACATATTTTGGGAGAGGGGGAAGAATGTATAATTGCATCTACGGATAAAGATTTTCTTCAGTTAGTGGATGATAAAACCACAATTTATTCTCCAAGTAAAAAGAAAACATATGATAGGAAAGCTGTATTTGAAGACTACGGTTTATATCCACAAAATCTACTTTTATTTAGAACGTTGGATGGAGATAATTCGGATAATATTCCGGGTATAAAAGGATGTGGATTAAAGACAGTAATGAAACGATTTCCAGAGTTAAGTGAAGATAGAACTATTGATTTTGATGAGTTTTTTCAAATCGCAGAAAGTAAAGTTGGACAATCAAAATTATACACCGATATTATTGATAATAAAGATGTTATTTTACGAAACAAAACATTAATGCAATTAGCTGAACCAAAGATTTCAGTAAATCAAAAGTTAAAGATTTTGGATAGATTTAACGAACCAAATAATAAACTAGAAAAGATGGATTTCTTCAAAGTTGGGTTAAAGTATAAAATCTTACAAAATTGGCCAGATATCAATGATTGGTTAAAAACATCATTCTCAAATATTATAGTTAAATAAAAATAAATGGCAGAAGCATTAGATACATTATCTAAATACGGACAATCTTTTCAATCAAAGGTAATATCTGCATTATTAACGGATGTTAAGTTATTAGGTTCATTAGATGGAATCATACATAAAAAGTTTTTTGAATCGGAAGCCAATAA